ACAGTCGTACCAAGTCTTGGAACAACTGTTGTAAGATCAACTTCTGATACGTTGATACCTGGGCTGATTAGAGTATTAGTAATCGCTACCATTTATTATCTCCTTCCATGGAAAAGGTATTTGAAATTTCTGTAATTATTTATAAATTATCATTTTCTAATTCAAACATCCAACTTCCACCAGAAGCACCAGAAAGTTCTAAAGCTTCATATGGATCATCCATGCCGTTATCAACAAAGCCGAATGGAGAAAGATCTTGCATAATTTCATCGTCAGTTTTATCTCTTAATCTCATGAGCGTATTTATGTCTGTATAATCCTTAAAATATTGTTGTTCTGAGAGCCAACCGAATAAAACAAGACCCATAACTAAGTCGTCATGTGCTCCTTCTTCGGCTTCATAACTTTTACCTTTACGAGAAAAACGAGATAGTTCTTCAATAGTGTGAAAATCGTTTATTATAAGTTGGTTTTGTTCGATCAAAAGTTTAAGTAGAGAGCAACCGTTTGCTTTTACAGGAGTTGTGGTTCTTACGCCCATATCAAACCCTGTACCGAAACCACCGCTAACTTTTTTGCCGTTTCTACCATTATTTTCTGTAAACAAAATATTATCATATTCAAAATCATAATGAAGAGAGTGACTAACCTGAGCACCCATATTATTAACTTCAACTAGAACTGGAGCTTTATTATAAGCTAGAGCTATACGATGAACAACTTCAGCATAGTCTAATGGAGTTATTAAATTATTACGATAAACGCAAACTTGCTGATAAGGCATTTTTGTAACATCAACAACATGAAATGCTGAATAGTCTAAAGCTCTACCTTCTGAAACGTCAACAACAATAGCATATCTATGGTCTTTGATTGGACTTGAGTAAACAGATAAACCATCTTTGGTGTTTAGTGGTGTTTGGTGAACAAGCTCTTTAAGTTTCCAGCCAGCAATAAGAGTACCAGAGCTACCCATAAACTCAACACAGTATTCCTGCTGGAATTTTTCTGTATCAAAGTTCATAGAAGATAGAGTGTCTGCTTTCCATTTTTCATCACGTCCAGGAACAGCATCCCACATAACTTTAATTGGATGATAATTGTTTCTTTTTTCTCTAGCATTCTGCCAAATAGCATAAAAGTGATTCAACCCATTTGGGGTCGAAACTAGAATAATTTTAGATTCATCGCCTGACGAAATGGTAGGATAAACTGAGGTAAAAAATGTGTCCCAGTTTTCAATAAACGCTGCTTCGTCGATAAACAGTAGGTTGATAGAGTAACCACGGATAGCAGAAGCAGATGTCGCTGTGGCGATTACACGAGAGTTGTTTTCAAGTTCAAACGAACCCTTGTTCCATTCTTTTACACCGTGCTGCAACCAGCGAGGTAAATGCTCATAAGCAAGTTGAACACGACCAAGAATTTCACGAGCTGTTTCGCCTTTGTTAGCTAATAAAGCAACAGTTTTGTCTTTATGAAATATAATGTACCATAAAATAAATCCGCAAGTGACAGTAGATTTACCAGCCTGACGTGCAGTTGCAATAACGTTAAAACGGTTCTCTTTCATAGCTGTAATCATCTCTTTCTGATAATCATACAGCTTGAAACTTACAAGACCTTTATTGATATTAATAATTTTCATATGAGATTCGATAAAATATATCGGATCTTCAGAACATTTTATATACTCAGTTACGAGTTCAGGAGTCCATTCTATCGATTGATTTGAACGTTTTAAATTTTGATTACCATTGTAACCTTTTAACTTACTTAGATCCACCATTCTTCATGTCCTCAATGACTTTCTGAAGGTCTGCGGTAGAGCCGACAAATAGGTTGTTTGTTACTTGTTGTGCTTGTTCATTCGTTGGCGAATCAGCAGCGCTGATTTCACGGATTCTTTTTTGAATATCTAACAGGTCTTTATTAGCATCAAGCATCGTTTTCATAAGAGTGCCGAGAACTTCGAAAGCTCTAGGATGTTGACTTGAATCTGCAATCTGAGATAATTTTTCGATAGCGTAACTACCATTTTGAATTATCTCATGTATATTTGCACGTGCCATTTCGAAATCGTTTTTAGCACTATCATCATGCGCTTTAATTTCCAATGCTTTTACTGGATTGTCTTTAGTCATTGGTGTTAAATTTAAAGCTGAACTCAAAGGATCATTATTAGATTGGGTCATTGATTCACTTCTGTAATTGTATTAATAAAACCATAATCGTCAGTTGCCAATATACTAGAAACTGGTATAGAAGCAGCAGCGTTAGAAGTAGGCAAACCGTTAGCTGTTAAACCTGGTTGTGATTGTATCCAAGCAACAGCGGCTGTGTTACCAACAGCAGTACTGAGCATACCATCTTCAACTGATGGTGTATAAAAAACTGTATTTGCATATTTAATAACTGGATTTGTTTTAACTGGCCCATATATGTAACCTTTAACAGTAAAAGTCAAAGTCCAGATAAGAGACTGTCGTTGCGTAAACGCTCCATCATAAGTATCCTGCGGAGATATTGATGTCATAATAACTGGTACTTCCATCGTTACACCCATTTCAGGAATAAGGTGTAAACTTACTGTAAAATCTGGAGTAAAATATGGAAGGATCTGTTCTACAATTTTTGTTCCGTCTTCAGCATTTTTTACCATAATATAAAGATTAAAATCTATATTATACGGAACAGGATTATATTGATATTTCAAACTACCAGCAGATGTGTTACCATGAGCAATTTTTCCAACAGTATGTAATTTTCTAGCTGGATCATAACGCATAGATGTCATTTCGAATGACATAACTGGCATAGTAACTGTTGCAGACGGACGGTCTATATTAGAGTCTTGTTCTATACGTGCAAGCATTTTTTCTTTTGGGGCATATGTAATCGGAACTTTGATAAGCGCCGTCATATTATTATTACTGTCTGTTCTGATTATAGAAATATCATCAAATAGAGTTCCTATTAGAGTAACATATTTACGAATAGTTTGAAAATAAAACGTTTGACCGAACATTAAATAGCTCCTTCACTGAATGGGTCTGTATGAGAGAAATCGATGAACCCTGCAGCTTCAGCAGCAAAATCTTGATTTGTTCCAGTTCCTGTAATAGAATCTAAATCGTATGATTCCATTACCAAATAATTTCCATTTTCATCAGTAATCCAATTACTTTGTTCATCTTCAATAGCATAATCTAAAATATTGGTACTACGATTTACTTGAATACTATCGATAGCATCGATGCCTGTATTGAATACTTCATTACTATATTCAAACAATTCACAAGTTACTTCCCATGTTTGTAATGCACCAAGCTGGAAAAACATTTCAAACTTGTTAACAAATTTAATTTGGAAACATTTATTGTTTAATGGAAAGTAAATAAGGTCGCCTTCGTTTGGACGTGTAAGCGTAGTATAAGCACCGATCTCTCTACTAAAAGTTCGTTGCGCAACAGAAAATACAACTTGATCACGGATTTCAAGACCAAATTTAGACATAAAGTTACCGTCGCCACCAAATCCATCAACTGATTTAATATAGAACTCGCATAGGTATGGTTTTGTATATGATGATTGATCGTCAGATGTATAAAGTTTATCTAAATGATTAATATCACGGGTAATATAATACATGTCTAAACCATGTATTTGAATAGATTCAACAACAAGGCTCTCTAACAAATCTTGTTCGCCAGAGTTTCTAAAATTGTTGAAGTAAAAATTGGTTGCCATAATTACCCGATCATATCTGTAGCTGGGAGGCTACTATCAGCAATCATTTTTTCGATTTCTTTAATTTCCTGTTCGGCTTCATTGTATATCTGCTGACCATTAAATGTAATACCGCCTGGTAGTTGCATACCACTAAACTTCTTTAGATTATTACCCCACTGACGTTTGATCAAAGCGATAGCATGGTTTTGTAACAAACGCTCACCGAAAGCTTTTGTATATACATCTGGATCAACTACTTGATATGCTTCGGCAATGATATAATCTCCAACATGAACAAGATTCCAATCCATATCAATATATAATTTACCGATCATACGATTATAACGCAATGGCTGCTGGCCAACTAACATAGTTTCGAGAAACTGAACATGTTGAAGTGCCATATAATATGGAACCATTGATACTGATGTGAGTGTGTAAAGATCATTTAATGCGATCTGATAACGGATATTAAACAAATTATTTGTGTTAAGCGATTGTCCAATAGGATATAAATTAACTACGCCAATAATATTATCTGGAACAGGAATAAATTTATTTTGAATATCATTAGCAGTAACCTGATATTTGTAATAAGTTTTTTCAGCACCGTCGAAATGATAGTCCCAGAAATAACGTAGAGCTTCGTCTACACGATCATCTACTTGATCGTCATCTACGTTTATTTCAATAACAGGAGCGCCGAGGCTACGTAGGCAATAATTTTTAAACTCTTGTCTTGATCTTGGTACTGCCATTTTAAAATCCTATATATACAGTGTATTTCATTTATTTATAATGGAGAGATATCGTGAAAAAAATATTGTTAAGTTTGTTTTTTTCTTTAATTTCTATTTCTGTACTAGCAGAAGATTTAAAAATAATTGTACCCTCAAATGATGACAGTTATAATATAAATGCTAGAGTATTATCGAAGTATTACGGGAAATATCTACCAGAAAATCCAAACATCATTATACAAGCGATTCCTGGAGCTGCTAGTTTAACAGCGGCTAACTACCTTTATAACGTAGCCCCAAAAGATGGTAATACGATAGGGATCGTTTATAAAGAAATTCCATTCGTTGGTCTACTTGGTGGCGAAGGAGTTCAATTTGATCAAACAAAATTTAATTGGATCGGTTCGATTATAGATGGTCGTAAAGACGCTGTAATGGTTTGGTCTAACGAGACAACTTTTAGATCTAATTTTATCGTTGGAGCTGAAGGGGCTACATCTGGAAATCTAGCTAAATTCATAAATCAGATAATGCATGCCGATTTTAAAATTGTTAATGGTTATCCAACAACTGGTGCTAATAGATTAGCTCTTATTAGAAAAGAAGTAGATGCTGTAATATATAATTTAATTGGGGTAAAAGTAGGAACTCCAGATTGGGTTAAACCAGACAGTAGTATCAGACCTGTATTACAGTTTGGGAATGGTAAACTCAGACACCCCGATTATCCTAACGTAAATACTGTAGCAGATTATATTACAGATGAGAATGATATGGAGTTACTTAAAGTTTTTGAATCACAATTTGTGCTTTTAAGACCATTTTTAGCCCCTCCTGGAGTCCCTGAAAAACGAGTAAAAGAACTTCGTGAAGCATTTGAAATGACTATGAAAGACCCAGAATATCTAGCAGAAACCAAAAAGATTAATTTAGAAGTTTCTCCAATTGATGGAAATACAGCTCAATCAATTATATCCTTTACTTCTAAATCAGACCAAAGTATAATAACAATGTTAAGACAAATATATCAGGTGAAACAATGATTGAACATAAATTATTCCCAACTCTTATTACTGAATTTCATTATCCGGATAAAGATAATTTTAAACAAATTTTTATTGATAATATTTTTAAATTTACAACACCTGAAGGATATTCAGAAGAAAAAACAGGACATGTAACATTACATCATAACAAAAATTTTGAACAGTTATTTAAATTTTCAACAGAATCAGTAAAACAATACGTAAATCGTTTACATATAGATATTGATAAATTTGATTTTAATGTAGTAAAAACATGGATGAATATTAAAAAAACAGCGAAAACTCAACGTCATGCTCACCCCGATGCTCATATATCTTTTACGTATTATATTAATATGCCAGAAAATTGTTTATTGCCAATAAGGTTTTACCACCCAGAACCAGTGGAACCTTATCCTGGTTCTATTGAAAATAATAATACGAAAAAAATATGGGACGAAATTAATTCTTCAACTTGGTCTTTTACACCAAAAGAAGGACAACTATTCGTATTTCCATCTATGTTGCAACATGATACTATCGGCGAAAATTTATTTAAAAAAGAACCAGGAATAAACAAAGAAAATATACTACAGTATAGGCTTTGTTTAGCTGGAGATATATTACTTACATATAAAGATAAAACACCAAGCCCTATAGGTATTCAACCAGTTAAAAATTGGAGAAAATTTTCATGATTTATAATAATCCTGTCGAAAGAGCACGCATTAATCAACCATGGGTTTGGCAAGATGATATTTTTACAGAAGAAGAAATTGATTCTATTATAAAGTATTGTGATTATGAGGGTGTAGAAATTGGAACTATTTTTGGGTCTGAAGAAAAAGAAACCGTAGAAAAATTTAGAAAATCAGGTATAAAATTTCATAAAAGAGATCAAAATACCGCTTGGATATTCGATCGGATTAACACTGCTATTGAAGCGAATAATGAAAGATACTATCGTTTTAATTTAAATGGCTATGAATATTTTCAATATACAACGTACGATAAAGAAGGAAGATATGATTGGCACATGGACATGGCTATGGGTTTAGATCCTGGTAATTGCCAGGAACCAAGAAAATTGAGTATGACTATTTGTTTAAATGATGATTATACTGGTGGAGAATTTCAAATTAATTTGGGTAAAGAAAAAGATGCAATTACAATCCAATCTAAAAAAGGAAGAGCATTTTTCTTCCCTTCTTTCGTTCTCCACAGAGTAACACCTGTTAAAAAGGGCGTTCGCAAATCTTTGGTTGTTTGGGTCACTGGTCCAAAATTTGTATAGTCACCAGCTGGGTTCGAATTCACCGATATAATATTTTTTAGTTTTTATAGATCCTTTTAACATTTCATTACCAAAATTACCAAATTTTTTTATTCTATAAGAATATGCTTCGGTATATGCACCAGTGATGATATTTTCCATTCCATGATATTTAGAAAGTAGTTTTAATTCAGGACTTATTTTTTTTGGTTTGCCAACAACATAATTAAGTCCTCTTAAATCTGGGTAAATTTTATGCATAAGAAACTGATCGAAATCGTGCCAATGATTGTGCCCGAATTTTCGCTCTAATTCATGTTTAATAGCATTATTTTTTATATTAAGATATACAGCGTAAAATTTTTTATCTGTTTCTAGAGCTTTTTTTGCAACATGAGCTTGTTTAATAGGTATCAAAGGAAAATCTGGAGTCCAGAAAAAATATTCAAATTTACAAACTTTATCAATTATTTTGTTATTCATCAATTTATCATAAGTGTATCCTACATCTGAAAAACTTGCAAAAAAAGATTTTCCGTCTATGCTTAATACTGGTTTATCTACTCCGGATACAAAAGCTATACTATCTTGGGACATCTTATTAAGATTATATCCAGCAAAAAGCTTCATTGTTTGAGGAATAGGAACTAACAATCCCCTAAAACTTCCACCATTTGTTTTAAGCATACCGAGAATTTCAAAATTTCTAGTTTTAACATCGTTAAATAAAAAATCAGAACTATCAGATACTGTTATTTTAGTTAGAGGGCTTTTCTCTTTTATTAACTTTAACATAGGAACTACATTTAACTCGTATTCTAAAAAAAATTTAAGATGTTCGTCTACTAATAATTCAGACCTATCTATTCCATCTAAAAGCTTTTCCCATGTAGAAGTAAATACTTCATCAATAAAAATATCGTTATCTAAAAATGTTTGCAAAATCTGATGTGAATCAGAACCGCCTGAATACCCAACTATTAGGTATTTGTATTTGTCTCTTAACTGAATAGCTCTTTGCTTATACAATTCCTGTAGTGATTCACTTGGTTCTTTTGTCCAATCATATTTTGAAAAATGATTATCGTGAAATATAAATTTAACATTACTTTTATCATTAAATATATTTGTTTTTTTATATTCGTTTAAAATTTCATCAGCTATAGAATGGCGGTCCGTATGGATATTACCATTGTATAGATAATATCCATTGTCTAAAATTGGTTCGTCTGTTGGTGATATGATTTTCACTTATACTTCTCGATCATTTTTAATTCTTTTTCAATTTTTTGACGCATCATATTATCATCGTAACATGTACGTTTGTATTTGTATTTTTCAACGGCTTCATTAATTTCTGGGTCATTACATAGCTGATCAAAGTATGGTTTGATTTCTAAACCGAACTGTTTAAACTCTTTAGGAACAGCGAAAGAGCTATTGTTCTCGTAAAAGAAATCTTCTACGCCAGACTCTTTTCCTGAGTTAGCACCAGTGCTAGAATTTAATACTTCTTTCAGACTACCAATACCAGGAAAAATGTAGATAGAAAAATCAATCTCTTTATTCATAAGAGCTAAATTTATTTCAGCAAAATCTTTATACTTAAGCTTCGTTGCATTTGTAATGTTATAATGACGGAGGAGTATATTTGTTAAATACCCAGAAGACCCAGCTTCCATCGTTATACCATAAAATGATTTGTCTTTCTTTTTTAAAGACTCAAAATATTCATTGGCATTTTTCGATTTATCATCTGGGTTAGTTACAACCGATTGATAAGTTGTAGTAAATGATTTGATAAAATAAAAATCATTGTCTCTATCAAAAGTAGGACCTACTTCATATCTATTAATAGTATATGATGCGATTGGGCCAAATGTTAAAACTTTTGACCCACTTCTAGCAATGGCCAAAGCTCTTTGGTCGGCATTTTCGCCATTGTTACCAAGTACAGAACGAAGAGTGAAATTATACTTATCTTGTATAGAATTTAATCGTTTAACTAATACAGAACCAGTAACCATACTAGGAGAAGATGGTGCATTTCTAGTAATAATTGCAATTTCTTCTTTTGCAAACAAAGGTTGAGAAATCAATAGCATTAATGCTATAAAACATAATCTAATCATAATATACTCCTTTATTAGATTTTACTAGCTAGTATAGTAAAATTTATTGTATTTTCATTTTTAAAAATTGTTTTTAAATCGTCGTCTATTTTACCTTCCAATACTGCAATTTTATCATCTGAATTATGTATTTTATAATCTATAATATTTAAATTTGCATTTTGCAAAGCAGTAGTATATTTTAAAATTGATGAATCTGTATTAGATGTAATAATATTATTAATTAATACTAATTTGTTACTTGTATTGGCAATATCTTGTACTACATCATTCATAAATTCTCGTTCTACCCACTGAAGTACGTTATGACAAATTACAAGATCAAAAGTTGTGTTTGGGTGTGACGAATATTCAGGAACGAATGGATCATATTTCGCTAGTTCAACATTTGTTATATTAAACAAATTAAAACTATTTTGAACACTATTGGAATAACCGCAACCGTAATCTAAAATACTTGAAATATTATAATTATCAACCAAATCTTTTATACGAATTCTACCATTAGAACCTATAAAAACATAAAAATTTGATGTTTTATTTGATCGATTATAATTATTTGACCATAATTGCGTCATTGTTACCTCCTGATGATGTCATATATTTATCACAAGTTCTACGTTTGGTGTAAAATTTTTCATTGTATAAATTTTATTTAAAACATTTTCATAATTTCTGCTGTATTGATACTCAATTTTTGGTCTAAAAGAAACACCATAAATTGAGTTTTTAAACTCTTGGTGATCATCAAATTTTTTCCATTCGTCTTTCATAGCTTTAACTAATTCAGGCGTCCACATAAAAAAATACAAACTAGAATCAATACCAATCAACGCATCATTATAAAAATCCCATTCATTTACACAATCATATCCATGCTCACCTATAACTGCTACACCACCATTGTCTACTGCATATTTGGCGGCTATATAAGTTGCAACAGAATTAGGAGCTACACTGTTTATTTTTTTAAATATTTGTTCGTAGAAAACGGTTAGCATCTCTGCTTCTGTTTTTTTAATAACAATTGGTGTTATGTTATTTCTTTTACAATAATGGAAAGCATAAGAAGATTCTAATTTGTTACCTGGGGTTTCTACGATAATAGGAATTGCCGTTTCCTCGAAACAATCCATAACAAATTCAGAGTCCATACCACCACTTAGTGGAACGTATATTTTATTATATGTGTTTACAATATCATCACGAGCTTTTAAAGATTCTTTTAAAAATCCTTCGTGTATTACTTCTGAAACATTATATGATACAGAAAAAACAGTAGAAGGATCGGTCAACCTATCTCTTATGTTAGTTGTTAACCACTGGTTTTTCGTTGCCATTTAATATATCCCAAATAGGAAAAAATACACCATAATTTTTAGTCGGATTTTCGTGATGAATTAGATGCCATTTACCGCTTGTTAAGAACGGATATAGATTAATTTTATCGTTATGCTCAACCGCCTCTTGTATATACCCCGCCCAAATATAATAAAAAATAGCAACCCACCACTGCCCCGTAATTAATGAAAATAACAGAGTCGGTATTACTTCTGTAAGCCACTGATCAATCGTACTCTCTATACTATCGAAATATAGAAAACAATTTTTCCAGTTAAGCCCTTCAACAGTTGATTGAGATACTTGCTTATGATGGTCCATATGATACTTACGCATAAAAGGAACTATATGAGCCGCTCTATGCGTAAAGTATAATAACAATGTCCAACATAAAAATGTAACTACGTAAATCATTCTAAGTAATAAGATTTACTATCGAATGACATAGATCCAGTTACTGGACCATATTTTTTAATAGTTTGCAAACCTTCTAAAAACATATTATACATATCACTATTTTGATTTTTTAACATGTACATATCTCTTGAAGATATAGAAGTTGTAAAAGATTTTTTAGATTTAAATATTAATGGAGTTTTTAAATTATAAATTAATTTAGCTATAACTTTTTCTTTACTACCGAAAAGTAAAGAAAATTGACTGTCTTTATTTAAATTTATAATTGATCTGTTAATGATATGATTTTGTTTTGCCATAATTTTAATAGCTATAGGATCTGGATCTGTATAAAAATTAACACGTTTAAAATTTTCATTATTATACAAAGAACCATAATCATTAAATGATAAATCAGATATTTTAAAATGTGGTTTTGGATAATTAAAATATTCTGGTTTATCAGACCCCATAATATATGCTGTTTGTTTTTTATTATTTTTTCCTACAAATGTTTTTAAATCATGCCACCATAAATGGTGTACACTTTTCCATGCACCTATGTATTTTGTCCATTCATTTCCATATTCTCTAATCAACGAAAAATTATTTGGATTATTAAACCATTCTGTATAATCATAATACGATAATTTTGTATTAGGTAAATTCATATTTTTAAGAGTGTTTTGACAGTTATGATAAACATCACCGTTATGATTTTCATCAGATCCTTTATATGAATCCTGTGAAAATGCGCCAACCATAATTAGTTCGTCGATATGAATATTATTATAATAAAAAGTTTCTAATATATTAGTAGAATCGACACCACCCGAATAACATAAAATCAAATATTCGTTTTCATCACGTATTTTTTGAGCTCTTTCTTTATATAACTGTTCTAAAGGCTCGAGTGGTTCGATTGTCCAATCTACTTGAGAAAATTCTTTATCGTAATAATAAAAAAAAATATTTTTACCTTTTTTTTCAGCTGCTACAGCATCTAACTGTGTTGGGTAAATATTTTTTTCATTATCATAATAAAACATATGCATTTTAAAATACTTTAATTTTTAAGACCTTTTAAAAGCTCTTCTATTTCTGATTCTTGAAGTTCTGGAACTATCATAGTAGGAGCAGCTGTTAATTTAATTAAAGTTTCTTCATTTATAGATTTTGTAACTCCAACAAGAGGAGCTATATGATTAATATCAGTGTTAATGTTTGGGTCTAAAACTGATTCTAGTAATTTTAACCAATTTAAAGGTGTATTTTTTACTATCAATTTATTTAAATCTTCTCCTTCTTCTGGTGGGACAGAAAGATTAAAAGATACATCTGTACGGCAACGTACAGGTGTTCCATCTTCTTTACGATTTCCATCAGAAGCTAACATTTCTTCTGTGATATTATCAGTCCAATATCTTGCAACGATAAGATGATCATTTGGCCATAGTTCAATGATTTTGTAATGAATGTTCATGCTACTGGTCCTGTTCTAGTTCCTGTGTTAATGTATGCGGTAATATTAGCATTACCTGTTATCGAATTTCCTTGTGTTCCTGCAGGTCCAGTAGGACCAGTACTACCAGGTGTTCCAGTAGGTCCTGTTCCTCCAGCTGAACCAGCTGGACCTGTTGGTCCTTGACTGCCTGTCGGACCTGTACCACCAGCCGCCCCAGCTGGTCCTGTTGGACCTGTTGGCCCCTGTGATCCACCACCACCGCCCGATCCCCCGTAGCTACCAAATGGGGCATATGGATAAGTACTAGCACCTCCTGTAGCGCCACCTGCCTGAAGCGCCCCTCCATCACCACCTCGGCCACTATAAAAAGCACCTTGATATGTACAAATTCTTCCAGCGCCACCACTGCCGCCATAATAACAACCGCCGCCGCCACCTGGGTTTCCATAACCCCAACCCCATGGCGTCCCATTACCACCTGGTCCACCTGGTCCATACCATCCACCACCACCGCCACCGCCACCTGGTTCGTACGAACATGGTTGTCCTTTTGGTCTTCCATAAAAAGTTGCTTGCCCGCCGCCGCCACCGCCGCCGCCACCGTATCCACCAGGACCGCCAGGACCACCAGGACCAGCTGCGCCACCTGGACCGCCAGGACCGCCAGGACCACCAGGACCACCAGGACCAGCGCCACCACCAGGTCCGCCAGGACCGCCTGAACCACCTGGCCCACCTGGCCCACCTGGCCCACCAGTACCGCCGACTATTGATGTTGTGTTATTAAGATAAAGGAAAACATTCGAATTAGTGTCTGCTGTAAATGCAGAACCACCGCCATATCCAGTACCACCAGTTCCACCTGCAGTTCCAGGACCACCTGTTCCGCCAGCAGTACCAGTGCCACCAGTACCACCTGGACCACCAGTACCACCAGTACCACCAGTAGTTCCATTACCGCCAGTTCCACCAGTACCACCAGTAGTTCCAGGAGATCCTCCACCTGCATTCATATTTCCTGGGGGATAGTTTCCACCACTAGCTCCTGTGCCACCAGCGCCTCCACCTCCTCTAGAACCAGTACCGCCAGTAGTACCAGTTCCACCTGCAGTTCCAGGAGTACCAGTTCCACCTGCAGTCCCAGTTGCGCCTGTTGTTCCTATAGTTCCAGGAGTTCCAGTAGTTCCTGTAGTACCAGGAGTTCCAGTAGTTCCTGTAGTACCAGTTCCACCAGTTATAGTATTAGCATTTTGAACATATAACCAGCTACCAGCAGCCCAACCAGTACCTGTTCTAAAAGCAGGAGTAGTGTTTGAAGTTGCAGTAATAGGGGCATTAATTAAAGCAATAACGTTAACGCCATATGCAGGAGAACCAGCTTGTGTATAAAGATTTACATTCTGTGATGAAGAAGTAATATTTACGATTTGAGTTGGTCTTGTGATAAAATTAACAAACATAGCTTTACTTTACGTTAGGTAAGAATGAACCGTATAAGTTAGTTCCGTCAGATACGAAAGAGAAAATATCTCTAGCAGCTGCAGTTGTTGTTAATGGAGGGGCAGTTCCAGCTGGCCATTTGAATACAGCATTCCATGTAAGTGTTCTAGAACCAGTACCGTCTTGAATAACATGTAATAGATATGTTGTTACTTTAAGATTCGTTGGGGCTGCAATTGTTCTATTACCACCAAGTGTAACAGTAGCAATTTGGCCAGCAGATACATCCCATGTAATTGTAGCAGCATCAGTTAGTGTCTGGTTAAGTGTATTAGCTTGAGACGAAACAGTTCCATTAAAAGTTACTGTATTAGAAAATGATTGAGTGTTAGTCCATGCAAACTGAGCCGATACGTTAGTTCCAACAGCGCCTGTTGACCCCCAATAAGCATTAGCAGAAGGACCACCAGAATATAAAATATAGCCAGCTGAACCTGTATTTGTAGCACCATTAACATAAAGTAATCCAACTGATATGGTATTAACTGCTACTGAAGTAGAATTAATAGCAGCATTAACAGAGCTATTTCCTACAGAAATTGTTCCGTTTACTGCGAATGAAGTTGGCGTTACAACAGCATTAACCGTGCTATTACCAACACTAACATAAGTGTTAGCTACAATTCCATTTTTTACTACAAAATCTACTGCTGCCATTTCGGTTCCCTTTCCCCGAGTATATTCTTATTTATTTAGTTGTTATTTTACGTTAGGTAGTAACGAACCATACAAATTTGTTCCATCAGAAACGAATGAAAATATATCACGAGCAGAAGCAGTTGTTGTAAGCGTCGGAGCTACACCAGCTGGCCATTTGAATACAGCATTCCATGTAAGTGTTCTAGAACCAGTAGCGTCTTGTAATACATGTAAGATATATGTTTGAACTTTTAAGTTTGTTGGAGCAGCCATCGTTCTGTTACCTGCAAGTGTTACAGTAGCGACCTGACCAAGAGAAGTATCCCAGCTGATTGTAACGCCATCAGTAAGGGTTTGTTGAAGTGTATTAGCTTTGGAAGTGTTTACAGTACCGACAACATCAAGAGTTGCAGCTGGTGATGATGTTCCGATACCTAAGTTTCCGTTAGCAACATGATATGCCGCTGTACCTATAGTAAGTGTATTAGCAGTAGTTACAGTTCCAGTAAATGTCGGTGAAGCTAGAAGAGCATAAGATGCAGCTGCTGTACCACCAAGGTAAGAAGCGTTGTTAGCAGGTAGTAATGCTACTGCAGCTGCCAAGTTAGCAGTGCCTTGATATGAAGCAGCTGCAACTGTTCCCAAATAAGAAGCATTATTGGCGGAAATCGTTGCGATATAAGAAGAGTTTACATGAACACCAGTAGCATTAACTACAGTTCCAGTTCCAGCAACAACAAAAATACCACTAGTGTTTTGTGATAGTCCTGCTGAAGTATTGGCTAGATAACTAGAAGCAATAGTGCCGCCCAAATAAGAAGCGTTATTTGCTGGTAGTAATGCTACTGCAGCTGCCAAGTTAGCAGTACCTTGGTAGCTAGCTGCTGCGACAGTGCCAAGATAAGAAGCGTTATTGGCGGAAATAGTTGCGATGTATGCAGCGTTTACCGTGATTGTATTTGCTGTATTTGTTAAACCAGTACTGAAAGTATAAGAAGCACCAGAAGATACCGTTGACCAATATACGTTACCAGTTCCATTAGAGGTCAATACTTGACCAGCTGTACCTTGAACACCTGTAGAGTCAAATAAAGTTGCACCAGATGGTATTGTCAACCCGCCGTTATGAACCGTGCGAACAGAAAAACTCATATTGCTTGTTATGCTGTTCGCAAATATTGACCAAATTGCTCTTTGGCCATAAGCAGTATTTGTAGAATACATAACAAAATTGTCGTCATTTTGCTGAATGAACGAAACGTATGTCGAAGTATTTACTGTTTGGAAATTTAAAGATTTAGCATTATTAATATTAAGATTTGCCGCAGAAGTTAATGTACCAGTAATTAACGTATTCGAAGTTATATAAGTGTTTGTACCACCAATACTGAGGTTAGCACCAGTAAATGAAGCGTTTACAGCTTTCACTGCTGCTGAAGAGTTTACAGTGAAGTAAGTACCTACGTTGGCTGATGTTGTTACATACAACGTAGCAGTGTTTGTTTGGTTAGTTACGTTAAGTGCAGCTGCTGTTGTTGTTCCTGTAAATGTTGGCGAAGCTAGAAGTGCATAAGAAGCAGCAGCAGTGCCACCAAGATACAATGAATTATTAGCTGTTGCTGTTGAAGATGTTGAATTGATAGTAACATTAACAGAAGAATTACCGATAGCTATAACAGTAGAGTTAGCAACAAATCCACCAGTAATGGAACCATAACCACCACCAGTTGTAAATGAAGCAGCATTAACTACGCCAGTATATGTTGGTAAATATGCTGCGATATTAGCTGATAATGTTGAATTAAGTTGATAAGAAGCAGCAGCAGTGCCACCAAGATATGATGCATTATTTGCCGAAATAGTTCCAATATAAGTCGCATTAACATGGACACCAGTAGCATTAACTACAGTTCCAGTACCAGCAACAACAAAAATACCACTAGTGTTTTGCGACAAACCATAAGAAGTATTGGCTAGATAACTCGATGCGATTGTACCGCCAAGGTAAGAAGCGTTGTTAGCAGGTAGTAATGCTACTGCAGCTGCCAAGTTAGCAGTGCCTTGGTAGCTAGCTGCTGCGACAGTGCCAAGATAAGAAGCGTTATTAGCAGAAATCGTTGCAATATAAGAAGAGTTTACTGCTAACGTAGTTGCTGCCGAACCGTCATATGCAGCGCCAACAGCATAATATAAACCAGTTCCGCCTGTCAATGCATAAAGAGCTTTAGAACTAAACTGTACGAAAGTAATAGGATCTGTACCAATTGTAGTTACAGTTGCGCTTTCAACCCAAGAAGTGCCAGTACCAACCGAACCTTCAGTAACATAAATTAAGTCACCCTTATCGATTTCGTTATAACCAGAACCAACATAATCATAATCAGTTGCTCTTGTTAGAACCCAAGCAGAAGATGCGTTTCCTGTATTAGAAACAGTATAGATACCATTCAAAGCAGTATTAGTTTGCGCTCTAACAAGAATACGATCTTGATATGCAGCTGTAACTGTATCAACAACAAGAGCTGCAAAAGTTGTAGTTTTTGTAAGAGTTGCACCAACACCAGAAGTACCATTATTATATGTAACTGTACCCAAATCTGTATTCGTTACTAAACGAACAGCGGCATGGAAATTAACACCAGTAGCGATAGCATCAGCATATTGCTTGTTAACAATATCTGTGCTGTTAGTTGCCAAAGTTGTTATTGTACCACCAGTCAATGATACGTTAGCACTATACGTATGTGCACCAGTAATTGTATATGTACCTGAGGTGTTTACATATGAAGCAGCTGCAACGCCACCAAGATAAGAAGAGTTATTAGAACTAAGAGTTGCTACGTTTGCTGAAAGAGTGCTATTTAATTGATAAGACGCTGCAGCTGTACCACCAAGATATGAAGAATTATTAGCAGATAAAAGAGCAACAGCAGATGATAAATTCGCTGTTCCCTGATAGTTTGCAGCTGCAACTGTACCGAGGTAAGAAGCGTTGTTGGCTGTAAGAACAGTTGGCAGACCCCAATAATCATTACCAGAACCATCAGTCAATAGCGCCTGACCAGCTGTACCCCAAGTACCATTAGCTTGAATGCCAGAACCATTAGCAAGAACTATATCACCAGCAGCGCCGACAACAACTTGCCCACCGACATATAAAGTTGATGTATGGTATACGTTAGTACCAGTAAAATTTATGTTACCAGCAAGAGTATAATTTCCAGCTGTATTTACATATGAAGCAGCTGCAACGCCACCGAGATTTGTGGCATTGTTAGAAGTTAACGTAGCTACGTTAGAAGACAAACCAGCAGTCGTTTGATATCCAGAAGCAGCAGTGCCTCCAAGGTTTGTAGAGTTATTTGATGTTCCACTAAAAGCAGTTGAGTTAATTGTTACGTTAACAGAAGAATTACCCACAGCAATAGTTGTAGCGTTTACAACAGCGCCGCCAGTAGCAGTTCCATAACCAGAACCAGTGCTATATGAAGGAGAGTTAGCACCAACTGTAATTAAATTTGTACCATCTGAAGTATACAAAATTTTATCAGTCATATTGAGAGCTAGTTCGCCAGCTGCAATATACTGAGAGTTGGTAGCGTATGAACCTGTCGTATTAGGTGTACGACCAGCAGTTGAAGTGCGTTTTACTTGTAATACGTTATTAGCCATGTGGCTCCCTCAATAGCGACTATATAGTCGAGGTTTCTTCTTTTTTGACTTTTTTATTTACTTGTAATTTCTGATTTTCATTTTGAAGACCAGCGATCAACTTTTCAGCGATCGCTAGTCTTGTTTGAAGCATAATCTCGTTACGAGTAAGATCTTCGATTTTTTTATTCATCATCTCAATATAAGTGTTGACAAACTCTTCATTCATAGGTATAATAATCCTGTAGCTAATTAATTAGAAAGTGCCACCATCAAGTACACCATATGATGGTAAACCAGAGCCGTTAACTTGTAATACGTAACCAGCATTACCAGCGCCACCAGTACTTAGTTTTGTTAGAGCTGTTGGGTTAGCACCACCAGCATAAAGCAAGTCACCAGCAGTATAAGTATTTACACCAGTACCACCATATGTCGCAAGCAATGCAGTTGTAAGAGTCAAACTGTTAGCAACTAGCGCAGAAGATACTGTAGCGTTAGCAGTAATGTTAACTGCAGTAGAGTTCGCAACGAAAGCGCCGCCTGTACCATATGGTATCAAATATGAAATCAACGAACCAGTTGAAGTATTTGATGTCGTATCGATAGTTGAAGAAGTGTTCGGATTTGTATTCGAAGCAAAGATTTTAAATACAGCATTATTGTTTGCTGAAAGAGCAGCAATACGAGCAAAACCAGAATACCATACAGCAGTAGCATTGCCAGCTGGTGAAAACAATCCAGTATCAACAGTATCTGTAGTTGTATTATTTAAACCAAGTTCAATAATATTATCATTTACAGTAAGCTGCTGTGTATTAATAGATGTAAGAGTTCCAGAAACAGTAAGGTTTCCAGATACACTAATATCTCTAATCGACATAACAGCTGATGTAGCATCTATATTAGCGCCAGTAAATGTTACCTTAGTTGTATTAGCGATAAACGCTGTACCAACTGTAAAAGATGCAGCGTTGGACACGCCTGTTGTGTAAATACCAGTAGCATTTGCAATTACTGCAGTACCTACGTTAGCAGAAGTTGTAACATAAAGAGTTGCTGTATTTGTTTGACCAACTACGTTAATAGCGGCTGCGTTGGCTAATGTAGCATTTGCTGTGAATGTTGTACCAACGCTAATAGTTGAACCATTAACCACGCCTGCATATACGCCAGTTGTATTTGCAGTAAATCCAGTTCCAACTGTAAATCCAGCTGATGTAATAGCAGCGTTTACTGTATTATTACCAACAACCAACGTTGTTACGTTTGATGATATGCCGCCTGTACCTGTAAGTGGAGCACCAGTTGTAAATGAAGCAGCGTTAACGGAAGTACCAACAAGAATGTTAGTGCTGAACGTAATTGTGTTCTGGAAAGTTTGAGTATTTGACCAAGTGTACTGTGCAGAAGTGTTAGTTCCAGCTGCAGCAGCTGCCCAATATACTGGTTGACCAGCACCACCAGAAGTAAGAACATAACCAGCAGTACCTGTATTCGTAGTACCGTTAGCAGCAAGAGTGCTGGCTACGATAATTGGTCCATTGAAAGTAATAGTATTACTGAATGAATGTGTATTTGTCCAAGCATACGTAGCATTAACGTTTATGCTAAGACCTGCTACTGATCCCCAATATACGTTTGTTGAAGCACCACCAGAATAAAGAACATAACCAGAAGTTCCAGTATTACCAGCGCCGTTTGCTTCAATATAATTTACTTGAACGTTTGCAGCGTATACTTTATTAATACCAGAAGTTGAGTTAGCAACAAGAGCTTGGTTAGCTGTAAGAGTACCAGGCGTTCTAGTTCCACCAATCGGAACAACACCTGTTCCGGAAGTATCACCAATGAAAAGAACGCCAGAACCGCCAGTAGAGTTAGAATAAGCTAATTCACCAGCTGCTAGCGTCGCTGGAGTACCAGTAGTTGCGCTTCTTTTAATTTGAATTGTACTTGCCATGACGTGGAATCCTTTTTGTTATTTTGATATTTATAAAATTAAAAACTGCCACCGTCAAGATTAACATTGTTCCCCGAAAATGTGGGAACTGCCGCAACATACTTACCTGTGTTTGCATTATAAGTTATAACTTGTCCATCTTGAGGGGAAGAAACTGCAACATCAAGTAAATGAGACAAGTACTGCTGGCTTAAAGGAACCGCAGAATTTTTTAAAGTAATTGTTTGATTCGCTAAAGAAAGAACTGCTGTTGTCATTTTTTATTCCGTGAACATAGGTGTTACAGTTTGTGTGACAGACATAACATATCCATTAGCATTCGTATTAGCGTCATATAATATATAACCAGTATTTCCTGTTGTGGCAAATATACCAGTTGGATTCATAACTTTAACAATCATGGTATTAGAAGTAGTATTTGCATATGTATTTATAGTATTAGAATATGAATATCCAAGAAGCGGAGGTCCGCCTGTTTCATAAACTACACCAGTAACATTTGCTGATCCATTCGATTGATATACTGTATCACCAGTTAAAATTTTATTTTGTACGTTAGCAATAATCATAGTATAATATGTAGGAACAGAAGCATTTGTCGTAACCGCTGGATCTACGTATATAACACCTTCGACTATTCTAGTAACATTATTTTGACCATCAGTAAGAACGACGTCATAAAGATATCTAGAACGTGTTAATGAAGAAGTTGTGTTAGAATCTAAAGATAAAGTTATTTGGCCGTTAGAAAGTGTAACTGAAAAACTAGCTGAATTTACTGCAGCGTATGATGTTCTTATAGAAGCTCTACCAGTATATGCTGAAAGATCTAAGGGATTTCCACTATCATCATTTAAAGCTATATTCGTTGTATACGTAGCGCCTTGATCGATGTTTATGTTAGCTTTTGTTGCCATATTACACCGATACTAAAATTCTGTGGAATTGAACATTTGTATTTGTTGAAACAGGAGTAAACGAAATATTTACGTTACCAGAAGCGATAGTTGAAGTAAACGGACCGATTGTAGCAGCACTATTTGATTGCAATATAGAATATTCTGTTGTGTAAGATGTTCCACCATCATGTGTAACTAAAATTTTAGAAGAGTAATAGCTATTGGCATTATTGTCTTTTACAGATATAATATATTCAGCAGTTCTGTATGTAGCTAAAGGAAACGAATCAATTATTTGTGTTGATGTACCTGTTGTTCTTACATTTGCAGACCAAATTTGGCTATTAGCACCATAACCAAAAGAGCCAGTAATAGCAGCATTACCAACAGGAGTGGTACCACCGTTAGTAGTAACAGCATACGTTGACATTGCATAAGCCAGATAGTTAGTCTGACCTCTCCAATAATCGAAAGTGTTTGTAACTGCTACGTTTGCTACGCTATATGTCATTCTTATCTCTTTAACAGCTGTTGTAACATATTTTTAATGTCACCGATGTCATTTTCTAATTTATTAATTCTTTCCGAATCATTTTTTTTATCTTCAAAAAATTTCTTTTGTTTTTTGTAAGCTTGCAATCTTTCGTAGTCTACACTTAAAACTGCACCACTGTTAGGATCTTTAACGAGACCTTCAACATTAGTTTTTAAATACTCTCCTGTGTATTTATTGCTCATAATTGAAGCGCCAAAGCTCTTATATTTGAAAGGAATGGCGGTTTAGATGTATCGTTAGACTGCATAACAACTTTAATTTGAAATTTAATAAATGTAGAATAAAGAGCATTGCTTCCATTCAAATATGAAAGCCCATTCGGTGTTGAAATATAAGCATTAGCATATGAAACAGGATTAATTGCTGGTTTTCCAACTATTAGTGATGTTCCATTTGCAATAGAAATAATAGCTTGTGGATTACTAGAAACAATTAAAATATTTCCTGGCTGTGTTTGAACATCAAAAAAAGTTGTATTCAACGAATGAGTTTGACCAGGGGTTGTTGTTCCACCAGTAATTGTAATAGCTGTTGTATTACCTTGGTCTGGATTCAAAGTAACAGCTGTTGTATTAGAAGAAGCTATAAAATAATAACTGTTAGCTGTGAGTCCAGTTACTGCAGAATTTCCAGAAGGTACATAATAATAAACTCTCTGACCGACTGAATAATACGTATTAGCATTTGTAATTAAAATTGAATTAGCAGAGTTGTTTACAGAAGTAGTATTAGCACTAAATGTAGCTCCATATCCAGTAATAGTATTATTTGTCGAGCTTGTAGAAACAATACCACTTATCTGTGTTGTTGTATTAGCCCCTAACCATGGCGTTGTTGGAGGCGGTACAAGATAATATGCATTACTAGAGTACGAGTAATTAAATCCTGAATCAAGAGTCAAAGCTGTGTTACTTGCAATAGAAACGACTCTTCTGCCTGTTTCATTGGTTGTAGGGGTCGCAGCCATGTTTATATACCAACCAGGTTTTAATTCTGTTTGGAATTTGGTATTTACGCCTGTAATTGCTGTACAACTAGCGGTTGCTGATATAGTTCCATTTGTAAAAAGCATTGTATAATATTGAGGAATATTAAATACATATTCGTTATAGTTTGTTGGATCACCTGGATTAGAATATAAAGATCCAGAACTATTGATTAAAGGTGTCCAAGTTTTTGATGAAATAGGATCATCGTCTTGAGAGTTAAGGAATTTAACCCAAACTTGAATATCAGTTCCTGGCGGTCTCCAAGCAGTCAAAATAACGTTAAGATCTTCAGCGTCTTGGCCAGCAGCAAGAGTTATAATTTTTGATATGTATTTTGTTTGTGAAGCGCCGTTATTAAAAAATTCATCGTAAATAAAACTTATCGGATCAACTTGATTACCGATAACAAGTTCTTTATAACTAACTGTATCGATTAAAGGTGAAAGTAAAGAACTACTTGTAACTAAATTAGCATGAAGAGTAAAAGATTTTGCGCTAGACATAGAAGCAACTTCTTTAGATTTACTTACTACAAGTCTTTCGTAATCATAAAGATCAGTTTCGATTCCAGGTTTTACACTAGTTTCTTTAGTATCTACATTAAAACTATTGCTTGTACCTTTGTACTTAACACCAAGCAAAGTTCCAGCTGGAACAATTGTTGATAATTGAGGAACTACAGAATTAACTTTTGGATTGTATAATCCTGAAGTATTAGCGTATGCAACTAAAGTTACAGTATTTGGACCAGGACTTGCAGCTAAAGCATCACTAGAAAATCTGTGTATTTGCAAATTATTAGCAGTTAATGGCCAATTTCCAGTAGAATTTGCTACATAAAGAATTTGCTTTGAAGAATCATAAAAATTTACAATACCTTTAATTGATGTATTAACAGTACCGCCTGTAGAATTTGAATAAGAATTTGTTGACTGGTAAACGTAATCACCTGCTAAAACACTATAACTTGTACAAGCGAATCCCATATTATATACTTTTATATAATCCATATTATCATTGTAAAAATATGCATCACCAGATTGCTTGTTAAATTCAGCTCTATAAAGATTAAATTTAATATATTCTTTTTGTAGAGCTGTCCATTGAAAATCAGTAGCTCCATAAAACGCTGTTCCGATAACTGGTTGGCTATAAACTTTCGTTTCTGTTTGAAAATCTTGGAAACCAAGTTCAGCGCTATAAACCCAATAATCGGGGTCTCCGTTATCTGGTTTAACTACAACAGCATATTCTGTATCATTGTTCATAAATACAGGAGATTCGAATTTAAAATTGGTTGGCCACTGAAATTTATCAAAAGTAGTAGCGTCGTTATCGATGCCTCTAGCTTGATTCGAATTATTATAGATAGTTGTAGAATAAGCTGCTGCAGATGTTCCAATTTTTACATTTGACCAAGGAAGGTTAACTGTAGAAAATGGCAAAACTCTTTTTCCATCTGGGTAACCATTAGTAATTTCACAAAGGTAAACAGTTACACCGTTTTTTTGACCTTTTGATTTTTGTTTAAAATAAATGTCAATAGAAGTAGCATAAATTCCAGCTTCACCGTTAGGAGTATTAATAGTCAAACCTTGTGCAATAGGCTCGTAATAACTAGCATTAATTTGAACATCATTTGGATGTATTACTATATTAGTTGATGTTGTTGAAGTTACAACTGTACAACTTACTGGAATATAAGAAAGTTCTGGAGTTATAGATGTTAATGTTATAGTTTCTTTATTTACAGTTATATTTGAAGCTGTAAATTGACCAGAAGCTTGTGTAGTTATAGCATCTTGTGTAGTTGTTAAATTATCAGTATCGGCAAGAGTTAAAATTCTCTCTCCCCACTTAAAAGTTCCTTTTGGAATATTAAATTGACCAGCAACTGTTCCAAAAGCATCAGTTTTTATTGGATCGCCAAAAGCACCATTTTTCTTAATAGAATTATAATCGCTACTATCGGCAATAACACCGCCTGTAGCCACACCAGGAGCGCAATATTTATCAACCAATACGCTATCAAAAAAAACGTGCATGACTGTATCAGGACGCAAATTATAAGCATAAAAAGAAATAATTCTATCAGCAATAAAAGGATTAAATATAACGTCAGTAACAGCAGTGCCTATTTTTTTTGCGCCTGAAGATACTGGCGTTACTACTAATTTATTTCCAGAAGCAGTAGAAGTATTTGTAATAATATCGGTAGTTGTATCAGTTAATGCCAACTTTTATCTCCTAGAATGCTAATTTTTTTGCAGTTGAAAAAGAATCCCAAGTTAAGAAAGGGATACCAACCTTATTGTAATTTACCATCATATAACCAGATCTGTTATAAACAACTGCATCAGGAATAATTTTGATAACTTCTTGAGCCATAACTCCAACATAGAAAATATCGCTCCATAGATAACGATATTTATACAAATTAAGACCATTGACAAGTTTACCAATAAAGCTAATATTTCTCTTTAAACGAATATCAGAATATACTAGATTATAACTGATGTTTCCAAATGTAACGTTTGGAAATCTTGCTTGTAAATTTGCAAGAGCCACAGCTTGGACGTGCTCTATCGCCAGATCAGCGCCTCTAAAAACGCCGAGACTTCCAAGATCGACTACTGAAGGAACGGCTGTACCAGTAGTTACTGTAGTTCTAGTAACTTGTGAAGTAGTTCTCCAATCACCATAAACTGTTCCCATTGGTGATTTAGCAAACTGTTCGAAAGGAGCTGATGTGTCAACTGTAATGCTTATCGAAGCTGTAGTTTCTCCGTCCGCATGATTATCATAAGGAGGAATTACTATAAGTGAACCATTCCAAGCTTGTGAAACGTGAGCTGCTGATCTAATTTTTGTAGCAAATGGTTGCGCAAGTTGAGAAGTTTCGGTATAAGGTAATGTTATAACACGTCCTGTTTTTTGTACGTTTGTAGAAACTGCCATATTATCGAACTGAATATTAACAACTTCTCTAACGATAGAAGGTCTTCCGATGCTATTATCTCTATCTAATGCTAAAGACCATTCAGGATTTGAAGTATCACCCAAACCATAATCGTTTAATGGATCTGCAAAAATACCATTTTTAAATCGATTTAACCCATTAGCATCAGTTACTGTCATTGATGATGTTTTCTGTTCTAAAACATTCAATGAAACATAATACTCTAAGTTTGTGATACGGTTATCTAAAACACCAACGTCTTTCATTGTGTAACGACGATTTGTTACAGGTTTTGTAGAAACCGCTGAAGAAGTATCACGAACAAGAGTTGTTGATAATTTATTAAGAGCAAAAAGTTGCTCTGATTGATCTGACGTAAGCGAAGGGTATGGCGGAATGTTTAATACAGCCAAAGCCATTGAATTATCAGGATACAATGGATCTTGCGGAGATATAGAAGATATACCTTCTTTAATTTTTAAAATGTTATCTGGTGTGATAAACACCAAATCTTTTCTTGGAAGATACATAGTATAATCGGACTGAAGGTTTTTTCCGTATGATGGGAAATTCAAACCAGAAGTAGGAATTGATAATGTTAGTGTATTTGAAGGATTTATTGTAGCTGAAGATACTGCCGTAATTACAGAAGCTGACGTTGGATTATTGTTCGCATCATAGGTAACATTACCAGTGTCAGCCGCAGTAATAGTTGAAGGTGTTCTAAAATCTATCAAATCTCGTAATGTGTTTTTGTAGCCTGAAGAATCGACATAAAGAGGCATATTTATTGTTGTTATGCCAGTATTATTTGCAGTATTAGCATCGTCGATTGGATAAGATTCTATAGTATAAAAACCTACACCAGAAGAAGTATTCGTTGTAAAATAATCTAATTCAACAAGTAAAGTATTAGCGATAGATGTATCAAACCCAGCAGTTGGGTATAGATAACCTAAATCGTAATGAGTGTCTCTTTGACCTGTGTCATATGTAAATAAAGTTGTGATATTAGAATTATTTGCAGAGTATGTTCCATCGGTAGATCCATAAACATTTCTTACCTGATGAATATCAGAGAAACCAAGGCACCATGGACCTTTTACACCAGCTGCATTATTAGCAACATTAATTTTAACATAACGTCTTTTATTAATTACTTTTTTAGCTGGTATGGTGGTTGTTCTAAGGACATCAAATATAACATCAACTGCCAATGAAGAACTAGGAATTTCTTGTGTATTAATATTAAACGAAGTTGAATTTGTTACCTGAACATAAGACTGTGGCCCAGTTACGTTATACTGGATAGGAATAACCTTACCAGCTCTGTAAGTCTTATAATATGTGTCACCAGATTCAGTTCTTGTGAAAGGAGCGTCTACGACCATAGAACTAGCGCCAGAAACTGATACGACAGTTCTAATCATAGTAGCGGTAGAGTTTGTTATTTTAATTGTGTCGTATGGATTAAATTGTGTATTAAATGAAGTTCCACCAGAACCTGTAACAGTATTGCTTGTGCTAGAAACAGCTACAGTTCCAGTTAAAGCAGCTGAATCAACATTAGCTGTCGCAACTAGAGTAAAAGAAGAAGCATCTATATCAGGAAGAGTAGTAACACCGTAAGGTAGTATATCTGTACCACCTGGTTGAGAACTTGTTAATGTATATGTCAAATCTCCGGAAGTATTCATAGTTGTAGAAATTTTAGTTCTATATGTATACTGAGTATGAAGATTATTTGAAGAATCTCTAAGGTTTGCAAGACCTTTAAAACCGAAACTGTATAATTGTTTAGCATTAGAAGGCTGCTGTAATGAAGAATATAAATCCGCTACGCCTTTAGAACCACTAGAATAATAAATCGATTTTACTTGGTTTACGTTTTTACCACTATTCATAACCACATTAAACACATGAATAATGTAAGTTGCTGTATTTGAACCTATCAATCCACCATTATATGTAAAACATCTAATTGATGCTGTTCCAATTGAAGAACCAATTGGAGTTAAACTATTCCAAAATTTATTTGTAATAGCCTGTTGTGCTGTATCATATAAACTAATAGTTTCAGCTTTTGTAAAATTAAACGAACCTGCCAATTCATTAACAACAAAATAATTACCATAAGAAAAAGTAATTTGTTGCTCTAAATTTGTTTGTTTATCAGTTCCACGTCTTAAAGGATTTATATACTGAGTGATATCATATCCTACTGGATATCCTTGGGCATATCCTTTTCCAGGATTTACTCTACCAACCATAGAATTAGCATCTGGGGCAGCAATTATACTATTGCCTGTTATGGCAGTTACTGTATCTACTCTAAAAGGATTTACTACATAGTTTCCAGCTTCATCATAAATTCTAGATGCAATAGCATCCCCTACAACAGAATAAAGATTTGCTGTTTGAACTGAATTTACAATTCTACCATAATTGTAAAGAACAATAGGATTAAACCCAGCTGTATTTTGTGTTGCTGGATCTAATGATACAAGTGTAGGGACTAATTTTAAACGATGAGCGCCTGGAGCGTTCTGGTTTGGATAACCTAATGCATTATCTACCAAAGATATATCTTGGTTTTCTGTAATAATTGATTCTAATAATTGGAACCCAACAACGTTGTTACCAGCATATGTTCCATATGCATTAACAAGACCATAAGTTGGTGTTAACACATTAATAAAAACACCATTTAAATAAGCTACACCAGAATCAATATGAATACCGTGTGCTTGACCAATTGTGTTTTGTCCAGCAGTAGAATTAGAATAAGTATTAATAGTTGATATAATTTGCCCGTTAGCAGGATTTTTAATATATAATGTTTCGTTGTTACTGAATACTTTATTGTTTGCTGTTCCAGTGTTTTTATACTTTAAATAAAGAACATTAGTATTAGGATAAACAGCAGCCTTACCAGTATTAGCGAAAAGAATACCTGCAGTAAGATTTGACGTAGCGCTTGTTACAACAAGATTAGCATATGTTGTAATATCGTAAAGATTATTACTAGTATCTCTATCCGCTAAACGAACGAAATCGAGTTTAGGGTCATCAGTGATAGAGCAGCCGCTTACAATATCGCCGTTCTTAAACGCCCAGTTACCGAAATTTTCAAACTGATTTTGAAGAATACTCTGTGCTTGGGTTAGTTCACGTGCTTGAACTGCAACACCAGGTCTAAACAGAATACGATAATACTCATTATTTGCATCATAATCGTCAAAATATGGAGCAACGTTTAAGTCAGTGTTTAGTGGCATTTTTATTTCCTAATTAAACTTTAATAATCAATCTGAAAGATTCTGTTCTGTTGTTAGCACGCTGAACGTTTGAAACGTTTTGTATATATAACGGGACTATGTTTTTAGCATAAAGGTCACCAATTGTATTTATGCTGATTATAGTGGACACTGTTCCATTACTTACAGTATCTCCATCAGCAAAATATTTATCTCCAGACAAATAAAGAACTGTTGAATTTGAAAACGCTACCGTTCCAACAGCATTAGTATTAGAGCTTGTAATCTTATCGCCAACGTTATAAATTTTTGAAGGCGAAACTGTTGCTTTTAATACTTGACTGAATGTATTTGCCGAAGTTCTAGCACCAATAGCAGTATTTGATAATATTTTATATGGATTTTTAATGATACCTATTTTATTGTATTGAATTTCTGTAGGAAGTGTACTCAATTCGCTATTTGCAAAATAAAAACTTACAATAAATCCTTCACAATTTAATTCGTTTGCTGGATCAGCTCCATGTCCGCCTGGAGGAGGAACAATAGCATAAGCCGAAGCACCAATACCATAACTTGTATTACTTACGATAGAAACGTTACACCAAGTAACACCTGTTCCATTATTCAACATTGTAACGCCATATACAGAATTTGATGTAGTATTTACTACAGAATATCCTGCAGGAACAGATGATGAATCAGCATCGCTTGTAAAAATAACTCTTGGTGAAATATAATAGCTTGTTCCATTATTACCAGCAGTTACAGAACTAAGATCTATATTTGCATTTAAAGTAACAAATTTACCTGTTGTATTTACAGTATAATTTGTTATGTATCTTAACTGACCAGTAGCAGTTCCAGAATTGTAAAAATAAATGCCGTTTTGAGTATAAAAATTAGCATCCGTCGAAGAGTTGTTCGCAATTTGAATAATAGTTCCGTTATTATTATAACCCTGAACGTATACGTTAGCAGTTATTGAATTACTTCCCTGTGGGTTACCAGCATAAGAAATATATCCATTACCACCGTTAGTAATAGCTACAACTTCGACACCGCTATTTTCGTAAGCAGTAGAAACTGTAGTTGGATTAGGAACAATCGGTATATATGAAGAAGTTGAAAATCTAGAATAAGTAGCAGCACTTATCGAAGTTATATATCTCCAAATATATCCATCACCTGGATTAAAAGAACTAGCCTGTACCAAAGAAGGAGGTATAGTTGATGGATTACCGTTGGCGTTATCGATACATTTATAAACCAAATACGAACCACCAGCGGTGACGGGAGCTACAATAGCGTAACAACTTGTATTAGAACCAATAAAATCTACTGTATTATCATACCTATTATATACGGTATTTGAAACCCACTGAACATAATTTATCATTGGTAAAATATCTGTATTAGCAAGTTTTTTACCAAATAAAAGATTCCATTCATTTATGAATTTTGAATTATAATCATCTGTGGTAACGACTGGAGTTATATTAACATAAGGAACAGGACCAGCGGCGAAAGCATAATACTGAGAAGTGTTTGATGTTATGTTAGTAACAATTTCATCAATTATAGCTTTTTTATAATTAGAAAGTAACGTTCCCATTATACGTTCACCATAGTTTTAACGTATTTAAATACTGAATTAGCTAACGATGGAGTTACAGTAAATGTAACGATACCTCCGCCAAGGGAAACTGAATAACTTGGAACTGAAACAGTATTTGATGTTATAATACCATATTCTGCAAGATAAGCTGTGCTACCGTCATGCATTACTTTAACAGTTGATGTTTGATAATATTGGCCATTAGCATTTACTGAAATTTCATATGTAACAGATCGATAAGATGCAATAGCAAATGTATCTAAAGTTTGCGCTGAATTCGCTGCAGCTGACAATGCGTTAGATACAATAGTAGCGTAACCAAGATTAACAACATTAGCATTAACAACGTTGGCACTTACCGTAACAGTATTAGCTAATATAGTACCAGTAAATGTAATTGTATTAGAGAACGATTGTGTATTAGTCCATGCAAATTGTGCGTTTACGTTTGTAGCTGGTGTGGCAGCGCCCCAATAAACTGACTGACCAGCGCCGCCAGAATAAAGAACATATCCAGCTGTACCAGTATTAGAAGCGCCATTAGCAGCTATTGTGCTAGATAAAACGACTGGACCACTGAATGTAATTGTATTAGAGAATGACTGTGTATTAGTCCAGGCATACTGCGATGCTACGTTAGTTGTAATAGAACCAAGAGAAACCCAATAAGTTACAGAACCGTTTGACGTAAGAACCTGACCAGAAAGACCAGCAGAACCGTTAGCAATAAATGCTGAGTTTGTAGCAAGTACGATATTAGCGTTATGTGTGTGTACGTTAGTAAATGTAAATGCTGCTGAAGTATTTACAACAGCAGAACTCAAACGAGCATCAGGTAAAGTACCAGAAGATATATTCGTAGCATTAGTATAGTATGCTGGAAGTTGACCACCAAAATTATTAGCATTAGCAGCAGTTAAAGTTGCAACGTTAGCAGATAGAGTAGAGTTTTTCTGATACCCCTGACCAACAACATAAGCTGTGGTTGCTAATTGAGTTGTGTTTGTATCAGCTGCAGCTGTTGGAGCTAAAGGTGTTCCAGTAAATGTTGGTGAAGCTAGAAGAGCATAAGAAGCAGCTGATGTATTTCCAAGATTATTTGCATTAGTTGCAGTACCAGTATAAATTGTAGCGTTTACTGTGGCATAAACTGTAGCATTACCAGCATAGAAAGTATTAGCTTGAATCGTTCCAAGTGTAGTACCAGCTGGATCGCCAACAGCAGCATCTGTAGATGTATCATAATATGTAAGGAATGCATTTGACTGATTTATAGAAAGCAAAGCTTGTTTATCGCCACCAAGATAATAGTGGTAAGCTGTACCAATTATTTTACCATCATTGGTAGTCCATGGAGCTAAGTTAGCTTGAGTGTGAAGACTGATAACAGAGTCAAGAACAACAAGGTTGTTAGCGCCGATAACAACGCTGTTACCAGAAATAGTTAAGTTGCCAGAGATAGAAAGGTTACCAGAAATAACACCAGAACCAGTTATGTTAAGGTTAGCGCCTTGAACCATACCAGTAGAATAAATACCACTTGAGTTTGCTAACACAACGCCAGCAACGTTTGCTGATGTTACAGCATTAAATGTTCCTGTATTTGTAGCGCCAGTTGTTGTAAAATTAGCAGCATTAGCAAGACCAGTAGAATAAACACCAGTCGTATTAGCAATAAAATTCGTACCAACAGTATGCGATGCAGCATTTACCGTTGTTGTATAAACGCCAGTCGTATTGGCAATAGTAGCAGCATTGATGTTCAAACCAGCCGTTGTCAAATATGCATTTGTTGTATTATTTCCGATAAAAATAATTGTATCGTTAGCAATAGTAGCGCCAGAACCAGTGGTTAAATCTGTAGCAGAACCAGTATAAAGACCTGTAGAGTTTACAGTAACAGATCCACCGATAGTATACGAAACAGCATTCATTGTTCCAGTAGTATAAACACCAGCACCATTAGCAATAAAATTTGTACCTACTGTAATTGATAGAGCGTTTACTGTACCAGTAGTGTAGAAACCAGAAGTGTTTCCTATACTATTAGCTGAAGCATTGGCGAGTAGTATAGAAATACCAGAGAACGAAGTCGAATTTACCGTAGCGTTTACAGTGCTGTTGCCGACAGTCACATTGTTACTGATTAACGCATTTGCATAAAGTTCATTGAAATTGCTATTGATGTATCCGAATGCTGTACGTAGAGGAGTGCCGTCCCCAAAGTTTGCTGATGAGCCAGTATTTACGGTAAGTTTTGACACGTTTTATCCTCTTAAATTGATACGAATAGCTGGTCAGCAGTATTAATCGAATTATCAGCTGTTATTACTGTCATATCGGCTGTTAGATAATAAGCAACAACATTATTTATTTCCATTGCAGACTCATCGTATAGAATAGAACTTAGTTCTGTGTTTAATTCAGAAAGTTGAAATTGACCGAATAACTCTGAGCCAGCGGAGTGAAAAGTATTATACAGTACATCTTTGTATTTATCAAGTGTTGCAGAAGTTTTAAGCTGATAAGAGAAATCTTGATAGAAATAACTGTCCTGAATATACTTGTCAGAATTTAAGAAACTTTTTGTACTCTCCCAATATCCAGGTGATTTACCTATACCAGTTTTTTTAACACGCCCTGTTACCTGACTAGCAGTGTTATATTCTGCTACGTTGGCTGTCAAATATGCGCCAGAACCGTTAGCGGATTTTACAATAATTAATGGTGAAGAATCGTAACCAGAACCATTAGATGTTAATGTTGCAGAAGTAATAATACCATTTGTATAAGATAGGCTCGTGACATTTGAATGCAAACCAGTAACATTATTACTGTATACTAATGCATTACTTTGGAATGTTCCAGAATTAACGTTAACGACCATAACAGTTGAGTTAACTGTGAAAATCGATCCATTTGCAGTGTTAGAAGTACTGCTTACGTTTTGGAATACAAAATCACCACCAGTATAAGTTCCAGCTGTTGTAGATGCAGCATTTAAAGTAAGAGTAACAGAAGAACCAGTTGTTACCGTTCCCTTTGCATAACTGACGAAAGGTCCGCCACCTGTGAATACTAAAGTATCGCCGTTAGAATAGTTTGATCCACCACCAAGAACATTGATAGAAGATAAACCACCAGCAAGATACATTTCAACGAATTCGTTTTCTACATAACCTTTACCAGAATTAATAGCACTAACTGTTTTTACTACGTTTCCATTAACAACAGCGTAAGAGCTTGTTACGACAGCGTCTGTTCCGCCTGGTAATCCATTGATATCATATTGAGCAAAGTTAGATGCGAAAATAGGAGGAGCTAGTCTAGCCTTAGCAGATGGAGTCGAATTATTAGTTGGTGGACCATAAAGAATTACAGCTGTTGTGTTTGGTACGCTTTTAATAATAGCATATTCAGCAGTGCCGCTAACAGAAGCATTCGCTTGTAGAAAAATAGTATCGTTAGCAGCATAATAATACTGAGCATTTGCAGTTCCGAAAGATACAGTGTTAGATGCTGTATTATACGTAGCATTGCCTGAAATTACATTTGACGTTATTACTGATCTAACGAATATAAAAGCCGCATTCGTATAACCGTTACCAGATACGATATTTGTTAATGATGAAATAGATCCAAAATCGGCGCTTGTATAATTTAATACTGTTGATATAGCAGAAGAAACGTTCGCTGTTGGGCTAGTTGGAAAATTAAATTGAGCAGCATTCAAAAGAGTATTAGCATAATCGATAATAAGATCTGTATTATATGAGTAATTTTGAATTGACGAAATACCATTAACGGCGAAACCAGCACCGCTACCAGTAGTATCGTTTGTTCCTTTGTAAACAAAAACTAAAGGATTATTGGCATAACCAAAACCACCACTAGTAAGATCAAATGTTAAAGCTCCATTAGCTCCAATTTTACTTACGCTTGTTACTTTTACAACACCATTAACACCCTTAGAAACAATTTTATTTGTTGATGGTTCTTTGTGAACAACTTTAAGAATATCGCCTAAATTAAAATTTTGACCACCATTAATGATATTAATTGAATCCATAGACCCAATAACTGTTGGTGCATTTAAAATAGCAGTAGAGTTTGACTGTTGTCCTTGTTCTACAATTTTTTCACCGATAACAAAAGAGCCACCTTGCGGCTGTATATTTGAAAGATATAACGAAGAGATAAGACTGTAATTTACAGGTTCTTTACCATAGCTTTCAATAATTGCAGTTGTATTTGATGAAAGACCGATAACTGATTTACCAATATAATCAGCGAGTGCTGGAGTATCAGTTACTTCAACATATGTTGGTTGGTTCCATTTATTATCAGATGGTTTTAGAATATCACTACCAGGTAGATAAACGTCTATATCCTGATTGTAGATAAGTTTGAATAATAATTTATAGCATTGAATAGTACCCTTTGAACGATATACATCAAGGATATGTTTTAAAAGATATCTAGGATTAACAATTACTTCAAAAGGGATACCATAAAGATACTTTTGCTGGAAATGAGTTAGAAAACTGTCTAATGTATTATCAATATCACGATAATCCATAAGAGTACGAGCCTGGCGAATAACCTGACCTTCAGTTTCCATCCATTCATAATACGCTTTAACAAACAATACAAAATTTGGACCCTCAGTAAGATAAAACTGAGGGAACTGAGACTCAACGAAATTCGATATCGTTTTTTCTGTTTCAAAATTCATTTAATTACTTTTGTGTAGGAATTATGTTAATGGACACATCAGTTAAATCAATAACAAGAATTTTATCTCTGCTTACTAAAATATCTTTATTATAAGGCACCATATAAATTGAAATATAATTTCCATAAGAAGAAGTTACTAAATTTGTTATATTTACAAGCCCCGTTGAATAATTTACAGACCCTATAGATGGATTTAATACTGTAAAAGTATTCTGAATATTAGTATAAACAACTAGTTTTCCGTAATTATCATCACGGATGAAAGCATTGTTCCAAGCAACTCCACTAGAATCAACATATGTAAAAGAAGAAGAAGTAACTACAGGTTCGTCATAAAATGGTTCACCACCAGAATAACCTATAGAGGCATTTCTATATTCTTGTTCTGTTGGATTATTAAATTCAATAACAAATGTAGAAGGATAATTCAATAAAGGACTGATACGTTTAATCATTTTGATTTTAGTATCGTTACTAGTAATGCTACTGTCTGTATTATCAATCGCAGCTGTAAATTTACTGTATCTAAAATCTTTATTGAATAACTGGAGATTGTTTTCAGAAAAATTATAAATTGTGTCAGTAATTAAACTATTCAGTAGAGAAATAGATTTAGTTGTAGATGTTGGTTCGTACTGTACAGTAGTATCAACATAACAATAGATATATTGCGGATCAGTTATAACAACTCTATTTGGTAAAGCAATATAATTCGCAAGATAATTTATTATCTGCCCTTTAAGATAATCAGGAGCGATAAGACCACCCGCTGGTTTCAAACAAAGAGCAACAGAACCATATTGTTTTGGATTTAATAATTCGCCACCATAAACGTTAACACCTTCGATCTGAGTAAAATTACTCATTACCAGAGATGAATAGTCGTCGTTAGTGACAGCTCTCTGCTGTGATGCGAAATATCTTGGCGCTTCGAATCTGATAGATTCTATTGATTGAGAGTTAGAACTTTTTGTACTTGGAGTGTTTGCGGTTGCAAAAGATGCACTAATAGATTGTGCATAATTACTTGTTGTTAAATCGCTTATTAAATTAAATTTAGTAACACCATCCGCATCAGTACCAGCAGATAATCTATAGTTAACGATTATAGTAGCACCATTTACTGGAATACGGCCAAATAAACCGTCGCCGAAAACAATTTCATATTGATTGCTTTGTGCACCCTGTAAAAAGTATATGTTAGAAGTTTCATTGAGATTAAATAAATTTTCGGCTTTTGTAAATATTGTAGGAATGGTCGAATTATTTTCATATACAGAAACAGTTAAACTATCCGTATCAATATTTGGATTTGAAAGTAGGAAAGTTTGTGTTGGTTGTGTTATATCGATAGTAAATGATTCGTTTATATACACACCTTCAGAAACACTTAAACCATTTATAGAATATGTATTTGAACTGGAAATGTATGTTGTAGTCTCTGTAGTAGAAAATGTATAACTACCGTTAGCGTTCGTACCAATAAATTTCGTTCCTTTTGGAATAGTGAAAGGATTAGAAATTCTGTCTGTACCTACAGTAAACGAAATATTTGCTGAAGAGGATTTATATGATCTAGGAACGTAGTTAAGTTCTTTAGCATGCGATACGATAGAGTTATACTTCTGAGCCGAATCTAAAAACATTTCAGATGCAACCATATTAAGATAAAACGAATTCATAAATGTGTTATAGCTCATAACATCAATTAAAGTGCTAATATTAGAAGCACCAAAATTATAGTCTTTAAAAGTATCTTGTGATTGCAGATACGTAATAAAATTTTGTTTTAATGTATTAAAATCTAATGATGTTAGATCTATTGAACTATTGGCCATTTATCTGACTCTTTTTACGTAAATGCTGATAGAAAGCGGTTGCGTTGTATTTATTAAAGAAAAAACAATATTGATCGTAACAGCCGTTTCAGTTCTATCTTGAGATACGTCAACTGATATAAGATTTACTCTAGGTTCATATTGTTGAACTGCTAAAGTAACATATCGTTTAACGTCTTCAACAAAAAAAGGATCGAATAATTCAAACAGTGACTTGTTTATGTTCGAACCAAATAAAGGATTAAAAGGTTTTTCTCCTAAATTAGTTAAGATTAAATTTCGTAAAGACTGTTTAACCGAATCAGCATTTTTTAAAACAACAAGTTGCTGAGTAATAGGATGAACTGTAAGATCGTTTGTGAAATCGCTATACGTCTGTTGAACGTATAGCGTTTCAGTGATTTTATCAGCTCTAGTAATTGCCATTTATTTTTCCTATGTATACGTAAATTGGTCGGCTACAACGTTGCTAGAAGCAGCACCAGAAGTTTTCAATAATATATTTACAGTTTCAGCAACTCCATGATAAGGTGATATTGTAGTAATTTGTGTATCACTATCTACATTAAACGAAGCATAACTGTCACCGAAAACAACTGTTTGGGTTTGTGTAAATCCAGATCCTGTAATAATAACTTGCGTATTAGCAAATCTAGATCCAGTATTTGGAACAACGCTTGTTACAACTGGAGTAGGATAAAAATAAGTAAACTGGTCTGCCAAACAAGTAGCACTAGTGCCGCCGTTATTAATTACATACAAATCGACAACACTGGCATATGATGTAGCAGGACTTACTGCAGTAATTTGTGTATCACTATTAATTACAAATGAAGATGCGTAAGAGCCACCGAATTTAACAGCAGTAGCGCCAGTAAAATACTTACCTGTAATGACCGTTGTTGTGCCACCACCAATTGGTCCTGTCGCAACACTTATACCAGTTATAACTGGCGGCGCTAACATTTCCATACCAGATAACGAATAAGTTACGTTACCAAAACCTAGAATGAATGCGCTTGTACCAGAAATACTTGCTGTATAATTTGAAGCAGCGACCAAAGAAGTTGCATTAGTGATGCTTAAAATTTGCTGAGTTGATGGCGTAGCACCAGTAACTAGAATATATGATCCAGGAGTTAACGTTGTGAAGTTAGTATTTGAGCCAGTAACGTTTGGTGAACCAGCAGTAACAGCAATAGATAAGTTTGCAGTATTACTACTTCCACTAGCATCTAAAATTTGTACAGAAGAGGTTTGAGTCGTACTTACGTAAATAGCATCATTTGGCGCTAGTGACATTACAGCTGTAGCAAAAACTGTAGAATATGCATTAACTACAGCGTTGGCGTAAATATACTGGCTATTATTAGCAGCCGCATCACCCTGCGCTACAGTAATAGAAAAACGATTAGTTGATGCGTCGATATTACATACGTTCAATATCGATAAAGAAGTATAAGATACATTCGTTGGAGCTTTATAAAGTAATGTAAGCGCATTAGTATTTGGTTTAATTTGGCCAAGCATTTTAGGTATAGATGTCATATTATACTCCAATAATTACGTTAGGGGCGGCTGTTCCAACAATTTCACATTGTCCGCCACATGTACACTGATAAAAATCAAAAACTTTAATTACTGGTCTTCCGTTAATAAGAACACCTCCTTGCGAAGGAACAGCAAACCCTATACAAGGCAAAACATTTCTTCCTATAACAACAGTATGAACAGTTGTTTTGTCTCCAGCTAGAACAGGTGGGAGTCCATTAATTAATACACCAACTGCAGTTGGACCATCTGATGTAGTGTAAACTGTCGTAGTTGGGTGCATAACCAATGCTGGTGACGTCATTATGGAAGTTGCGACGGGTCCTGGTCCTGGCATATAAGACTCCTTTTTATTATTTAGTTAATCATAACAGGAGCACCGAGTATCATTGTAGGACCTTCGCTGATTACGTTAATTGTAGGAGAATTAATTAATATAGAAGCAGCAGTCATTGTTATTGTAGAAACACCAACTTTAAAAATGATAGATGCTGGAGTCATAATTATAGAAGCAGGAGCGGCTGCAGCACTAGCAACTCCGCCAACCTGAAACGCTCCACCCGCTGCTATAGATACTAATGGTAAACCAGCCAAATTTAATTGACCTTTAGAATTAATATAAGCAGAGCCAAGAGCATCAAAACTCAAATTGGCATTTACGATATGACCTTCATTTGTCCCAACTTGAAATGCAACGTCTTCAGTTGATGTAACTAAAACTTCTTGGCCAGATTGAATAGAGTATCCCTGCTCTCCATAATTATCTACACGACCACTATTAGTAATAAACGTTTGATCGCCTTCAACAGTATGTAATCCATTACCTCCAGTAGCAAAAGTTTTTTTATTTTGAGATGATGCTTCAATGTTATCGCCATCATGAGCTTCATGATTAGCGCCTGCATTTTCAATCATTTTACCATTTTGAGTTTTCTGATAACGTTGATCAGCGTAAGAGTCATGTCCTTTAGCTAAAGATTCTGTATAACTATCTGAATATTTCTTATGCGCTCCTTGAATAACATGAGAAAGATCTCCACTCTCGTTATATTGCGATACCGAATATTCACCATCCATGTTGATTTGACCATCAACATGTCCTTCTTGACCTTGTTTAAGATTTCTTTGCTGGGCGCTACCATCTAAATGTGTGGCCCATTGAGTAAGATAATCGTCAGCTTCGTTTGCATCATCTATTCGTTTATCATTAGATGGCATTACAGTCTCCTTGTTACATTCATTATCAATCCAGGTATAGCATTATAATTTAACTTACCACCAACTGCTAATCTAGCAACTTGATTAACTAAACCTTGTGCAATGTTACCAGCATTGTTATATGGCGAATTTCCGCCGCCGAACATATTTGCCATTTGAAATGCTACTTTTGTCATTGCTACGTTTTTAGTTGACATCGCTGTAGCACGGGTAATTACGCCTGGATTTAAATAAGATCTAAACAGACCACTTAATAGACTAGTAATCATATTTCCGCCTCTACCAAACATCATATTTATTGCATTACCGATCAAATTAGCAGCTGCTTGACCAAGGATTAATTTTAATCCATTATTTTGAACATTGTTTTGATGGTATGTTAATACTGGAACTAATTGAGCTGCTGTTACTTTTTCAGGTCCACCAGCATATTGTATTAAAGCTTTAATATCTTTTTCTAATGCTGATGAAGTCACCGCAGTAAGATCAATATGCTCTGTACCTGTAAGTGTAGGAGTATTTGCTAATTTAATAGCAACGTCATGATTAGAAACTAATATAGAAACATCAACTGTTTTACCATCAACTGTATACGTTTGAGTTATAGTTGTTCCAGGAGTGGCGCTAGCGATCATAGCAGCCAGCGATGTTGGATCTAAACCAAGAAGAACACCACCAAGAGTTGTCGCTGTCGCCAAAGCGGTATTAGCATTCGTTGTAGCGTTTAATGTTGCAATTGAAGCTGCTGTAGCTTGTGCTGCTTGTACATAAGACGTTGTATAATAACCTGTTGGTTTATTATTGAGCATGCTACGAATACCTAAATTCATAGCAGCATTTAAACTAGGAGCAAGAGTTGAACCAAGACCTGGCATTACATTATTTAACATTCCCATCATCGGCGCAATTCCAAATTGGCGTCCTAAGTTACTAAGAACATTACCAAGAGCACCACTCATTATATTACCGACGCCAGCTGGACTGGACACATTACCCATCATAGAAAGCATAAGCATTTTTTGAACTGCTTGTTGAATAACTGCAGTTTCTGAACCAGGATCTTTTGATTGAATAACTTGAAGGACTGGTCCTTGAGCGGTTGCTGTTGATGGAGCTTTTGGTTGTGCTTGTGGTGGAGCTGCTTGTACATTTGTACTGTTTACAGCAACCTCTATCAAAGCTACTCCAGAACCAGCGCCTAAATTAGTACCAGCGTTAGAACTACCTGTATCTGTTGATAATGCCATTATCCTAATCCATTATTGTTTATGTTTGGATTAGCATTATAGTCGGTATCACCATCGTCTTTTGCTAATGCATACTGTTCATCATTTTTCTGGTTTGCTTTTATATTTCCAGGATCTTTTGGATCATCTGGTTTACCAGGAGTTGATTTATTACCATCGTTAGAACCATCTGGCTCTGGGTTTTTTGGATCTGTAACCTCAGCAAAACCAGCTCTATGCATACTACCTATAACACAAGGGATCTGTTTAGTTTCTGGATCTAACCAAAACCCAATAAGGCAAGTACCAGGAAGATAGTTAGTTGTGGTTCCAATTTTATTTAAAGAAGGTGTATTATTCATAACAGGATAAGCCCATGGCAAATCTGTATCAGGGATAGGAGTATCTCCAACGTTGTGATGACCATGAACGATTACTTTTACTTTGCCAGCTTTGTCTGGATCACGAATATCCCTAACTTCGCATGTGAAAAATCCAAGACCAATCCCTAACGCTTGTTCGGTCATGCGTAAGCTCCTTTCAAACATTCAAGATTACATACATATCTAGGCAGATCGGCTGCAGAATGTATTTCGTGTTCTACTTTTGATATCAACCAACGTCCATACATCTGGTCTTCTTTTTGACCGTCTGAATCTGTTGCCGATGTAATTTTAGGAACGTCGCAAAATATCGTTCTACCTGCTTCTAAAACTGGGTCTCCGATAGCAGACATATGCATCATCTGTTCTTGCATCTGTGCTAAATTCAATTGCTTATATGGTATAGTCGCAGGAACATAACTCTGTGGTATATTTGTTTTCTGATTTGGGTTTCGATAACTCATTACAGTTCTTCCAGCATTTTCACCACCGAACAATCCTCTAAATAAATCATATGACCAGCTACCCATAGCACTTATTGGATTAATATCATTGAAATTAGAAACTTTATAACTAAGAGTGTTTGGATCAAATACAGCGACACGCTGATTAACAACACCAGCTTTTGCACGGTTCATAGCGTCAAAATTTTGAACAACTTTCCATGCTAGGATATTATCGTCTACACTTTTATTGATAGAAGTGCCAATTGTAAAATCCTGTTTAAATATTTTAACATCTCCAGCGTTTAACATTCCCTCTAAAGTTTCGAAATGAAAACTGCTCCATGTTTGCCAAAACATATAATTTGAAGATTGATATATAGCCGAAACAGCTTCTTTTCTAAGCATTTCTATTGCATCATAAACCGTTTGGCTTGATATTTTTATATTTCTGTTGCCTTTAGTTGGCTCGGTTATTATTCCAGAAGTACTGTTAAGTTTAGAGAAAACATCTTGAACTATTGAATCGATTGGTTCGTTATATGCTTCTTGTACATTGATAATTCTTCCAGAAATAACTTCTCTAGAAATACAACTCAACATATACGTTTTAGATTTTGCCGAACCTTGTATTTCGACTTGACGAACACTATTTAAATGGAAATCATAATAAAGAACAGAATCATCAGTTAATTTTGTTATTTGAAAATATACAGTTTCAGTTCCTTGTAATTGTAAACGACCGATCCAATCATCCGTGTCGACAACTTTAATTTCTGCAGATACACCAGCTGTAAATATAGTTTCAAGAATTGACGCTGATACCATACTAGCTCTCGCATCCCAACTTCCAGAAATAGGAGATGAAATGAGAATAGTATCTACAGAAATATCACCAGGATTATACCCCATTACTGTTTCATAACTTTCTTAACGGTTTTTAGGAAATCTGGTATAAAATCTGTTTTCAATAAATTGATTATTTTATTACCTTCGTTCTTTTCGTTTTCCATATTATAATAACTTACTGGCGACCAGTAATTTGTAACGTCAATTGGTATATTGTTACTTAGATAATTGATAGCAGTTATTGTACAGTTCGAACCACTTTCGGTTCCATAAACATAACCAGTGTTTAACGTTCCCTGTAATTTATTAACAGTCAAAGAGCTAGTATTAGATATAACGACCTGTGCTGTACCATTAGAACCAAAATTAATAACTTCATTTTGTATATACGGTGTGTTACTTGTAGCACCAGTTATAGTTAATGCTACAGTATAATTTGTTGATAAAGTCCACTCATCTTTTTTTCTAGAATAAGTTACCGCTGTTCCATAAGAATCAAACCCAGTAGCGACCCAATAATCTTTTTGATTTACAGTCATACCAGCATATGTATCAGCTGATACTGGATTTGTTGTAGCCCAGTTATTTCTCCAGTAAACAATTTTATTCATAGCGTTCGAAATAGAACCGTATTTTACTGTAATAAAATCGTTAAATTGACTCGTATCCATATACCATTCATAATATGGGTCTACAATTTCATTTGACAGATAAACAACCCAACTTAAATACGGATCGTTATATGTTTGGTTTGCTACACTATCTGCTCTGATTCCATTTACTATAGATGCTGGATAATATGCATATGGGTTTTTTAAAGCGTTAGGAAAAACAACTACACGCTCGGTTATATCAACAACCTTATTGTTTGCGTAATCTATAGTTTTAAAATTAGTGAAATAAGGAGTTGGCATTTATATTACCCGAAATCAGATTGTGTAAAGTATTCAATTTCTGTCGTCGTCATTCGAATTTCTACCACTGTTGGTGCCGCATCACCTGTAGCAGAACTACCAAAAAATGATGGCTGTCCTTCTGGCGTATAATTAACATCGAATGATTTAATAATTGCTGGTTTAAAAACATAACTAAAATATTGAGAAGTAACACAACTCAAAGTCATTTGAACAATATTAGGATATTTTAAACCAAAACTATTTAAATTTTTCTTAGGAAGTTGATTAAATTTAATAGTGTTTATTATACTATTTAATGTTTCAGATTCAGTTTTTTTGGTTGGCGCTAAACGCCACATAAAATTATGACTTTTGAAAGCTGGAGCTCTATACATTATAGCAAGCAATGGGTTTGCTATCTCGCCAGCAACAGCCAGCGCAGCCGCTGCCATTCCAGATACTATACCAAAACTTTCTGTAGAATAATCTTGCTCCTGGTGATCAATTAAAGAATTTGGTATAGGTAATCTTATAGTTCCTAAATCATTTAATACTGTTGTTGTACCTCTAAGAAAATCGTTAATATTTGTAATCGTCGGTCTTTGATACTCATAAAAACTTAAAGACATCCAGTAATTAAATGGAGGCGTACCTAAATCTTCTGGGAAAGCTAGCTTTTTACCATTATTAATTGCTGGTATATTTGCTATTTTAGCTATGGTTTGTACTTCGGTAAGCGCCATTTAACTTCCTGTATAAATATATTTTTACTATTTATTGGTTCCAATGAAAACATACAAAGGTTATTTTAAACCACGAAACCCACAAAAATACCGTGGAGACCCACGTAATATTATTTATAGGAGTTCTTGGGAACTTAAAATGATGTCGTATTTAGATACGCATACAGGAGTTTTAAGCTGGAGTTCTGAAGAGGTAGTCATTCCTTACCGCTCACCGATTGACGGTAGACTTCATAGATACTTTGTTGACTTCTTAGTTACATCAATAAATAGAGATGGAATGAAAGAAACGACACTTATTGAGGTTAAACCAGCAGTTCAAACACGTCCACCTGTTCTTAAAGAAGGCAAAAAGACTAGGTCTTATGTTCAATCTGTAATGACATGGGGAGTTAATGAAGCTAAGTGGAAAGCTGCGACTGAATACTGTATTGATCGTGGTTGGGCGTTTAAAATATTTACTGAAAAAGAACTAGGTATCAACTTTTAATGACAAAGCTTTTCCAAGAGATATTACAGGACAGTCAAAAGGCAGGAAGCAAAAGTCCTACCACAAAACAGGCTATTGACTGGCTACGTAAACAGGCTCTTCAAGTTAAAACTGCGAATCCTAAATCACTTATTGATGATGCTGGTCCGTTCAAACGTCTTAGTAGCATTACTGAAAATTCTATTGGTAAAATGTATATGTTTAGTTATGATCCTAAACATAAAGATGTTCTTCCGTACTACGATAACTACCCTTTAATATTTCCAGTAGAGATGTATAGCGATAGTTTCCTTGGTATAAACCTTCACTATCTTCCTCCGATGCTTAGAGCGAAACTTATGGACGCTTTAATGTCAACCATAAATAATAAGAAGTATGATAAAACAACAAAGCTCGTGATGTCATATCAGATTCTTAAAAGTGCATCGAAATTTAAGTATTTCGAGCCATGTTTGAAAAAGTATTTGTTTAATCATGTTAAATCGCCATTCGTTTATATTGCACCTGACGAATGGAATATTGCGTTGATGTTACCAACTGAAAGATTCGTCGGAGCTTCCAAGTCACAGGTCTTTAGAGATTCAACATCGATGGTAAGATAATGGCATTTAATGTAGAAAAATTTAGAAGTAATATAGCTAAAAATGGTTTAATCCAAACAAACAAATATGACATTAACATGTCGTTTGGATTGGGATCTGATCGACAAAGTCCTAGTCCTCAAAATTTTACAATAACCACAAATGGTCAAAGTGTAAATTTTACAGATATTTTAGCTGATTTAAGTAACCGTTGTATCAGTGCCAGTTTACCAGGTGTTGCTTTAAGAACAATTGATAGTAATAGATATGGTCTTGGTATTATTGAAAAAATGCCATATACAGGAAATTATACAGATATATCTTTAACGTTTCTTTGCGATCGTTTAGGGTTAACTTATAATTTTTGGTACTCTTGGATAAATTATATTTTTGCTGTTAATGGCCACGATTCTAACGGAACAGTAGATAAAACTTCTGGCGCACGTCCATATTATACTACGCAATATAAAGATTCTTATGCAGGTAATTTGAAAATAACAGTTTATGATCAAGGAGGTAATCCTTCTTTGGTTTACTCTTTATATAAAGCATATCCAATATCGATAAATGATACGGCTGTAAGTTGGAGCGATAATAATGATCTATTAAAACTTACAACCACTATTACATTTCGTGAGTGGTCTTTTGAAGGAACAACTCTTAATGGCAATGGTGGCGGTTCATCAAATCTTTTGATTTAACAATTATAATTGAGGTAAATTATGGCACTTCCGAAAATTCAATATCCAACTACAATTATAAAAATTCCACCAACGAACAAAGAGTATATGTTCAGACCAATGTTGGTGAAAGAAGAGAAAATTCTTCTTATGGCTAAGGCAAGTGAAGATGAAACAGACATCCTAAGCTCTATTAAACAGGTAATCAATAACTGTTGTTTAGACGATAAGTTTGATGTGGATAGAATTCCTCTATTTGCTCTTGAATACGTATTCCTTAAGCTTAGAGCCATATCAATCGGTGATATTGTTAAAGTATCCTATCGAGATTTCGAAGACGATAAAGTATACGATTTCAATATATCGCTCAATCAAGTAGAAATAAAGTATTCAGAAAACTCTGATGCGAAAATTGCCATCAACGATAAAGCGGGTATTATTATGGCGTATCCATCATCAAATCTATACAACGATAAAGAGTTTCTAGAAACTGTTGGCGAAGAATCTTCGTATCAACTTATCGTAAGATGTATCGATAAAATTTATGACGAAGAGAATGTATACGATTCAAAAGATTTTGATAATAAAGATCTTATGGAGTTCGTAGAGCTTTTAGACATTATGAGTTTTGAAAAAATTCGTAATTTTATGCAAAATATTCCAAGCTTATATTATAAAATAGAATATAAAAATGCTAATGGTGCTGATAGAGTAATTGAACTGACTTCGTTAACTGATTTTTTTACATTGCGCTGAACCATAATACGCTAGAGAGCTATTATAAAACAGTTTTTGCACTGGTTCAGCATCATAAATACTCTATTAGTGAGGTAGAAAACCTTATCCCATTCGAGAGGGATATTTACGTCGATATGTTAATATCGTATTTAAAAGAACTAGAAAATAAACAAAAGGCGTAATAATAGGTAATGGCAAAAAAACCAAAAGCTCCTAAACTTCAAGAAGCCACACCAAAACTTGGTGGAGCTTTTGCTGGCCAACAATATTTTTATAATAAAAAAGGAGAAGTTGTTGATCAAACTGGCGCTATTCAAACCCCAGTTCAACTAGCAAAAATAAAACCATTTTTAAATGAATACGATCCTAATTATGGTAAAGTAGCACCAAAACCAGTTCGTCAGCGTCAAATTCGTAGACCTATTCAACCTGCTCCTGTTACGCCTGTCACTCCGCCTCCAGCTGAAGAACCAGTAGCAACATCAGAGATAGAACCTACACAACAATCTGCCACTCCTGAAACGCCTCCAGAAACAACACAAAATGAAAAACCTGGATTAGTTAGAAGAGCGGCTGGAGCTGTTCGTAGAAATGCAAAACCTTTTGCTAAGTTTGCAGGAAGAAAATTTCTACAGAGTTCTTTTCCCGATCTTTATAATTTACATCAAGAGTATCAAGCATATAAGAAAAAAAACAGAAATAAAAATTTAGACGATCAAGAAAACAAAACTAAAGCTGATAATAAATCGTCAGAAGATAAAAGAACACAGGCTGACATTAAAGCAGGGTTAGATCTTACTAATACTTTGATGAAAGATTCTGGAGATTTGATTCGACAATCTTTAGCTAAAGAAGAAAGAATAACAACTCTACTTAGTGAAATATCTTCAACTTTAAGTCAAATCAAATGGTTGTTGATATTAAAAGGTGGTATACCTAGTCTTGGCGGAGCTGGTGTTGGTATTGGAGCTGGATTACTTGCTGGTGGGGCTGCTGTAGCTCTCGGTGGATTATCTATTGGTTCTGGAATGCTCCTCAAACAGAGCGTAGAAGATTATGCTGATATACCGAATAGACCAGATAAAGATCAACTAGATCCATCTTCTACTAAACCAGATGGTACACCAAAAACTGATGCTGAAATGCGTGAAGAAGCATTCAAGCAACGTGGTCAGCGTATGGGCGGTCGTCCACCAGCATATGCAGCAGGAACACCACCAGTTACACCACAAGGACCAGTAGCGCCACGTAATGCATTAGTAGATTTAGGTCGTCCACCAGCATATGCAGCAGGAACACCACCAGTTACACCACAAGGACCAGTAGCGCCACGTAATTCATTAGCAGAATTAAATCAAACGAAAAATATTACAGCTGCTAAAGAAAACACGTTAGAAAAAAACAATCATTTAAGTGTAGAATCAGATGACATGCTCTTGAAGAGCAGTAAGATAACTTTTGATACACAAAAATTTACTATTGATGCTAAATCCGTAGAATCTATTAAAAACGATAATCAAAATAACAGAGAATCACAAGGAGCTACTCCAGCTGTTCCTGGTGGCGGATCAACACCTCCTTCTGCTGGTAGTGAAACAACACCTGGTGGAGGTGGCGGAGGTAGTGGCAGTGGCAGTGGTAGTGGAGGAAGTGGTCCTCAAGCAGCTGGAGGTGGTCCTCAAGGAACCACACCACAACCAGCAAATAGTGCTCCTAGTTCAACAACTCCAGGAGCTACTGGGACACCAACGCCAGCTGGAGCTCCTGCAGGTGGAGCTCCAACGCCAGGAGCTGGAGGAAAATACGACGAAGCTGGTTTGATAGCATTAATGAAACAAGCTGGCGCTACCGATGAAGAAGCGAAAGTATTTGCTAAAATTGCGATTAGAGAATCTAGCGGCATTCCAACAGCTCATAATAATGATTCTAGAACTGGTGATGATTCTTATGGACTTTGGCAGATTAATATGATTGGTAGAATGGGGCCAGATAGATTAAAAAGATTAGGAATAAATGATCCGAAAGAATTATTAGACCCATTAGTTAATGCTAGAGCTGCTCTTATGTTAAAAAGAGGACAGATGGGTCCAGGTCCAGCTGGTTGGAGACCATGGAGAGGCAGAGGCGATAATAGTATGCTTCCACGTGAAGATGGCTCTACACGTCAGCAAACTGCTCCATCGGCAACACCAGGTCCAAGTTCAGAAAATAATGATCCATCGGCAACACCAGGTCCAAGTTCAGAAAATAATGATCCATTACAGCAACTAAGACAACAAAGACAAAATTTAGCTGAATTAAGGGATACTGGGTTCGCCAGAACTAGAGCATTTGCTGAGGGAACCCCTAAGATAGATCCACTCGATGCTGCACGTGGTGTTGCTGGAATTGCTGCTAGACACACACCGATTGTTGGTAACGTTTTGAATGGTATCAGTGCACTAAGAAATGGTCTTTCTGGTAATTATAAAGGAATGATAGGAGATGCTGCTAGTGCGTTTACACCATTCGGTCTTGGAGGAATTGTAACTGATCAAGTAATTCCTGATAGTATTAATAAAAAACCACAAGAAAATATTAAACCAACTCCAGGAGCTATGCCTAGACCAAAGAAACAAGAACCAAGATTACCAAAAGACTCTGCTAAGGCAGCTGCAGAACAGCAACAGAGAGACCCACAACTTACATTACCTCCATCAAGAATAACAAAACCAAATCAAACTAAAAATCCATCAGCTATGCACGATCAAAACATACAAAGATCATATAGAGTTCATGATCCAGCTGGGAAAATTTCTAGAGAGATAGGATTCTAATATGGGTATTACATCAACTGTAACTAGTGCGTTGACTAGCGACCTTGCTAAATTTGCTGGTAAAAAATTCCTTGAAAGTTCGTTTCCTCAGCTTTATGGTTTACATAAAGAGTATAAACAATACAAAAAAGAACGTGAAAAAAACGAAACACCAGAAAATAATAAAACAGAAATTCAAAAAGATTTCGAAGCAATAGAAAACGATATAAAAGACACTAATACACTGCTTGAAACAGAAGTAGCTGTAATGGGGTCTCAAACTGCTATTATGCAGCAGATGCTTGACGAAATTAAAGAAATAAGAAAACAATTATTGCTTGGAGGTTTTGGTTCTAATTTACCAGATATAGAAAGAAATCGCCCGAAAGGTAAAGTTCGAACTAGACCAGGTTACAAATACAACGAAAAAACTCAAAGGTACCATAACGAAAAAACAAACCGAATGGTTTCGGCTGAGGAAGCAACTGGCGTAAAGCAAGAGAAAAAGCCTAGAGTAAGACCGAAACCAAAAATCGAACCACCTGTACAAGCGGAAGAAAAAGTAAGCAAATCCGTATTACAGAAATTCGTAAAATTTCTTGAAAAGAAAGGTGCGACTAAACTCGCTCAAAAAATAGGCGTGAAGGTCGCTGCTATGGCTGGAGGGGCTATCGTCCCTGGTATCGGTTGGATTTTTGACGCTGTGTTGATCGCTTCTTCAATTTATGACATATACGAAGCTTATCAGTATTGGCAAGAATTTAAGAAAGAAGAAGAAGCGGTTAAACCAACCAGCTATAAACAACCGTTGGCTCAAACTAAAAACCCTATTCCTGTTCTTCCTGACGCAGTGACTCCTAGTGATAAAAAACAAATTTTAAGTTCCCTTGAGTACAAGATAACAAATGGTATAACTCTTAAATCTGATGAACTTAAAATTATTGCAGATAAATTAGTTCTTAGTGAAGATCTTATAAAGTTATTGACAGAACTTGCGAAAAACGGTAGTAGTCAATCGACAGCGCAGGCAGATTCACAAGATAGAACCAGAGAACTTACTGATGTTGGTGCTCGTTTAGGTGGTGGTAGATCACCAGCAGCTAAAAGTCAAGAAGCGAAACCTGGCGAGGCTGGTAAAAATTTAACAACAGTTACTGCTAAAAAATCTGGCAAATCAGATAAAGTTGGTTCTGCATATGCTGCAAACTTTCAAGGATTTCTCGATGATCTAGAAGCTACTGGGTATCAAATTAAAACCCTTGGTGGTTATTCTTTTAGAGGAAATAAAAATAATCCAAGTATGTTAAGTTATCATGGCATGGGAGCTGCTCTTGACGTTAATGCGGCAACTAACCCATTTCATACTAGACAAACAGATATGCCAAGGAACGTTGGTGAAATCGCAAAAGCGCATGGATTAGGTTGGGGTATTTCTTTTGAAGACCCAATGCACTTTTCTGCAGCTAAAAGAGAAGGTGGTAGTTTCGATATAGCACAGCAGAGAATGCCAGGTTATGCTTCTGGTACTCCATATGTTCCACAAACAGGCGTGGCAACAGTCGGTGAATTAGGTTCTGAAACTATTGTCGGTAAAGATGGTATAAGAAAAACAGCTGCTGGCGCTCATACTATGATGTTGAGAAAAGGTGAATCTGTTATTCCAGCTGGAGAGAAAAGATCGGCTGCAGAAATTGGTGCAGAATATAATAATGCTAAAGCATTCGCTAAAGGAACCAAACCAACACTAGATCAATATGCTAATGAAAAAATTCAAAACTTTTTAAACGATCCAGAAATTAAATACAACCCAAGAATGCAAATGGGATTAAGGGGTCTTGGAAAAAATGGTAAGTACGGACCTGAAGGAAATATAATAGATTCCAGAGGTGGGGCTATGCACACTGTAATGGAATCAACTGGCGAGAGAGAAAGAATACTCGGCGGTTATATACCACCAAATGCAAGCGGTCAAAAATTTTTCATGAACGCCGAAGATGAAATAAAAAATAAAGCACGTTCTATTTCTGATTATAAAAATCAGATAGTCGTACAAACTCTAGGTCGTGAAATATATTCTGGAGATGAAAATTTAAAAACAATTTTGAAACACGAAGTTGGACATGCAGCAGCGCAAAAATATTATGATCGTGGTTCTCTAGAAGAAAATCCAGAACTATATGCTAGAGCGCAATCTGTATTAGGTGATGCTCAAGCAGTAAAAGGTGGAACTAGCGAAGAAGCTCGTCAAAGACTCCAGGACTTGAAAACACGTTCTGAAACCATGACGGGTGACGAGCTTGAAGATTGGTCTAGAAAAATTATGGAAGATACAATCCCAGAAGATTGGAGAGATAAACCTCTACTAGAAACACTACAAAATCACGAAGCTAGAACTGGTTTATATAATGCTATAAACGAAGATATCGATAGAGTTGCTAGAGAATATTATCCTGAACAAGCATTGAGGATACCAGAAGGATCTTCCATACATATGTTAGATACAATGGGTCAATATAAATAAAAATAAAAAAAGGAAATTGATATGGCCAAATTCGGAAAACCAGCAGAGGATGATGATGGTCCTATAGCGCCGCCACAACCAACTCCACCTCCTGCCGCTGTTATAATTGAACAACAACCAGCACCTCCGCCTCCTCCTAGCGCTAATGTAGTTGATACACCAGTTTCATTCGATGACAGTGCTAATAAAGAGTCATCAGATAAAGAGCAGGAACACTGGGTAAAAGCATATTGGCGTCCAGCAATGGGCTGGCTCTATATGGTTATTTGTTTTATGGACTTCGTTGGGTTCCCAGCTATCACTATGTTCCTTCCAGTAATTGAAAAGGGATTCGGGATACAAATGGCATATACACCATGGGTTAGCTTAACATTAAGTAATGGTGGATTGATTCATATGGCATTTGGTGCTATCCTTGGTGTTGCTGCTTACGGCAGAACTCAAGAAAAAGTACAAAGCAAACAATAAAAAGAGGGGATTTCTCCCCCTCAATTATTATCCAGCGAGCTTCTTGAAAAATTCTAAAGACTCGTCGTCATCATCTTCATCAAACTTTGGCGCTGCCTTTGCCTTAACTGTAGGAGCAGGAGCTTCGTTCCAAGGAGAGTCGTCATCATCTACAACAGGTGCCTTAGTACGGGCAGAAGCTGCAGAACCATCAAGCCCGAGAACCTTATTAAGCTTCGCCTTCAATTCATCATATGAACGGAAGTTAGAAGGAGCAAGGAATTCCTGAAGTGAGTGGCACTGCTTCCAAGTCTTTTCCATTTCTTCGTCGCTACCAAACAGCGGGCCAGCGCCAGCGAACTCTGACTTATCATAGTTACGATATCCTTCAACGTTGCGAATCTTCAACTTGAAGTTAGCACCATCCCAGAGGTCGAATGGGTTCATTGGCTTCTCATCAGCAAACTGAGGATTCATAGCTTCATTGAGCTTGTCGAAAACCTTCTTGCCATACTTAAACAAGAACACCTTGCCTTCGTTCTCTGGATTCTGTTGATCAGTGATCACATAAACATTAGAGATAAAGGTAAGCTTACGCTTTTGAGTACGGGCGATTGCCTTATCAGATTCAACGCCAGAGTTCCAAAGCTGAGTGTTCATCTCACCAACTGGATCTGTCTTGCCGATAGTTGTAAGGGAGTTTTCAATGTACCAAGAACCAGTCGGACCCTTGAACCCATGATTGAACATGCGAATGAAAGGAACGTCTTCGTCACCAGGTGCTGGGAGGAAACGGATAACAGCGTAGCCATTGCCAGCCTTATCCACGTTGGGGTACCAGAAACGGTCGTCGTTTGACTTATCGTTTTGGTTTCCATTGATCTTAGATAGTTCAGAAGTCAACTTCTCGAGAGAAGCCTTACCTGATTGTGCCTTAAGCTTAGAAAAGTCCATAGTATTCTCCGTATTGTTAATATTGATAGTATTGTTTGATGAGCTGTATAAACGCTCAACATTATTTAGTATACCTCTATTCGCCATATTTGTCAAGTAAAATCTTTTTGACTTTTTCTCGATCATATTTGAGGAACGGACGATATTTGATAATCTTGGTTGACAAGTCTTGCCAAACAGGATCATACTCAAGCTTCTTGCTCCAGTAAGGCATACAGCCTACCATATCAACAAGAACGATTAATGTTTCGAGGCTAATCTCTTTACGTAGATACAGCTTCAAAACAAAAGGGTGACTGTTACTTTGTATCTTGAAGTTGGAGTTAAAATCCTCATCAAGCTTCGCAGCTTCAGTTTGAAACATGTAGGTGAACGACTGATTACGCTTCACCCAGTCGTTGTATACCTTCTCAGCTGTTTGTGAGTAGGCAATTTCCTTGATCCAAGTTTTTTCATTTTCAACAAGGTTGGCAAGAATATAGTTGACTGGATCAGCATGCTTTGCAACTTTCATAAAGTACAGCTTATC